GTGACAGAACCGGACGCGCGGCAGTGCTGCGAGCTGGCCGCCGGCAAGACCCTCGTGCTGACGACGTCCGGCATGGATGCTGAGCCGGTGCGCTACTGCGCCACCCACCTTCCGGGCAACCTGCGCGCGTGACCTACCCCGGCCCGACGTCCAAGCGACGCCGGCTGCCGTACCACTCCGAGGCCGACATGCTCGAGCTGGAGGCGCGGCAGGGCATCTACGTCAACGCGCTGCCGGCCGCGCGAGAGCACGCACAGCCGCTCGACTCGTGGTCGGGCACCGTGCTGACGCCTGAGACGTCGATGCGCGGGTGGACGGCGCAGCAGCCGTTCGTGCACGTCGACTGCCTGGTCATGCACCGCTGCGTGCTGTGCGCCAAGCTGCTCGACCCGGACTACCTGCGCGACCACGCGCGAGACTGCCTCGTCATGAAGGAGCTGGTGAGCTGATGGATCCCCGCACGGCCGCGACGGTGACTGCTCCCGACCTGCTGCACGCGTTCGAGGAGGGCAGTGGCGGCGTCGGCAAGAACGACGTCGAAACTTCGCTGCGCGTCTTCCTCACGCTGTTCGACCGCGACGAGAACGACAGCGAGGCGACCGAGTACCCGCTCGAGCAGCTTGACGTCGCGCTGCACGACCTGCGCGTGTGGCTGCAGAAGGGCGGTCCCCGCGGCGGTGCTGTCGTCATCGACACGTTCATGCCCGACGTGCTCTCGCAGATCGAGCAGTAGCGCGGTTCTACGCTCGCGTTCGACACCCGTCACCAACACGGAAGGCGAGCACATGTCGCTCCCCAGCAAGGACGAGTACCTCAAGGCAAGCCGTGGTCTCGCGACCGGCTACGGCGCGACCGTCGACTTCGCGGACCCGCAGGTCGGCACCACTGTGCAGGGGGCCGGCGGCGTCGCCGACTCCAACGCCGGCCTCCCCGGCCAGGTCTTCAGCGTCGACCAGCTGCCCGACCCGGCCGTCGCCATCGCCTACGGCCTGCCGCCGGTGACGATCCCGGCGTACCTCATCCTCGACACCCCCGAGGACGCCGAGCGCGACGTCCAGGGCAAGACGGCCGAGGACATCGCGAACGCGCAGCTCCGTCGTGATCTGGGCGACCCCGTCCTGACGTACGACAACCAGATCGCGTCGGCCGAGGACTCGCTCAAGAACCTCGGCGAGCGCACCGGCACCAACGCCGGCGTCGTGAAGGAGAAGCAGAAGGCCGCCGTCGCGGACTCCCCCGCCAAGGAGTCCGACGTCAAGGACGACGACGACACCAACGCCGGCGGCAAGGCCCCCAAGGCCCGCTAGCTCAGACTGGCTCAGCTCGTGGCCCCGTTCCTGCACCCGCGGGGGCGGGGCCGCGCGCATCAGGAGGTAAGCAGTGGCACGCAGTGGCTTCAACGGTGACCTCGGAGAGGCGCTTGCCGCCGGGATGCGGGCATCTGGCCGGCGGCCGACCGGTCTTCGGCGCACCCGCTCGAACAACCCGGCCAGGGTCGGGATCAACGAGGAGCTGCGCCGCACCAACACCGACGCGGCTCCTGGTGAGAACCGGCGCACACCCGGCGCGCAGCCGGTGCCGGGCGGCACCCAGCTCTCACTGTTCGACCAGGCTGAGCTGGGTCTTCTGGATCCCGTGCAGGAGGTCGTTGACCGCACCGAGGTGCTGTCGCCGCCGAACAGCATCGCGACCGAGCGGCCGCGGGCGCGTGAGGCGAGGTACGACCCGGACCGCAAGCTGCTGACGGTCCGCTTCCGCAACGGCGGAACCTACGCCTACGAAGGCGTTCCGGCAGCGGACTGGCGCGCTCTCAAGCGCAACAAGAGCTTCGGCCAGACACTTGACCGACTCGTCATCAACCAGTACCCCTTCTCGAGAGTGAGCTACTAGCCATGCCGCCCAAGAAGATCAGCAAGCTCCCCCCGAAGATGCAGGAGAAGGCGATGCAGGTGAAGAAGGACAAGAGCAACCTCAAGGGCTCGAAGGCCAGCGGCAAGCCTGCTCCGAGGGCGAAGTAGCCATGGCGTCTCTGACCCCCGCGCAGAAGGCTGCTGCGAAGAAGAACGCTGCAGCTCGCGGCAAGAAGGTCGGCGCGTACGACAACCTGAAGGCCGCCGGCAAGCCCATGAAGTCCACTTCCTCCAAGAAGAAGGGCTAGACCATGTTGCTCGCGCACACCCTGTCTCAGGCCAGCACCAACGCCGGCATCCCGCCGATCATCTGCACCATCCTGCTCATCGCGACGGTCATCGCCTTCATCCTGGGCTTGGCTGAGGTGCTGGGCTTCTACTCCATCCGCGGCAACGTCACGGGCAACGGCCGCTTCGGCACCCTCGTCGTGGCGGTCATCCTGCTCGTCGTCTACGTGCTGGCCTGCTAGACCGTCATCTCGCACGCCGACGCCCCTGGCTCTGCTGCTGGGGGCGTCGGGCACACCCCGGACCACTACCTGGAGCACCCCATTCCCACGACCCACGACAGCCAGCCCTTCGTCTTCACCAAGGGGCCGCTCATCGTCAGCTGCGAGAGCCTGTTCTGGCACCTGCAGCGCTACCCCGGCCGCCGGGTGTCCGGCCGGCCACCGCTGAGCGAGACCGCGCGGCCGCGTGAGCTGGAGCAGCCCTACCGCCGCGGGCACGGCCGGGTCTTCCGGCTGCCGCTGACCCGCCGGGCGCTCGTCCTGGGCTACTGGGAGCCGGCCAGCGACATCGTGCTCGCCGACGACGAGTCCGCGAAGCTGCTCGAGGCTGTCGAGGGAGCGCACATCCCCGGCATCACGGCGACCGAGATCGCCGACTGGGCGCGCGCTGTTGACGTCGTCGCCTGGTGGGACCGCCTGGTCGCCTGGATGCGCTCCTGGGCGGCCGCAGACGCCCCCGAGAAGGCAGTGGCAGCGCAGGAGGAGAGCTGGATGGCCGATCAGGGCTGGTCGCTGGTGCCGTGGGACGGCGGGCCGGACAGCGACCTCGTCATCGACTTCGAGGACGCCCGGAGCACGCACCTGTGAAGGCTCTCGACGTCGTCCGGCGGATCGCCGGCCAGCTGGCAGAACAGCGGCTCGAGCAGCGGGTCACCAAGATGTCCACGGACCGCCTCGTCGACTGGGCTGATGCCACCGTGCCGGCTATCGGGCGGGCGCTGGGGGACTGGACGCGCTCTGGGCAGTCCGAGAGCCTTGACGAGGCCAGAATGGGCGCTGCGGCGCTCCTGCAGGTGCTCGAGGAGCTGCACGCCCGAACGCGGTAGCCGCCGGCGACGGCGTCCGGGTCGTGCAGTGTCAGCGTGACGCGAGAACGCGCGCCACACCCTGACGGCTCAGGCCGAACAGCTCCCCCAGATCAGCCGGCGAGCGCATCTCAGCCACGAACAGGTGCCACATGAAGCTGTCGCGCTCCTCGTTCGTCGACGAAGACGGCGGCTCGAGGGCGCAGAACGGATCCGTGCACTGGACCGGTACGGGCTGCGGCCGGCTCGTGTAGCCCACCAGCCGCCGGCAGCCCTTGCAGCGCAGCTCGCGCAGCACGACCGGTCCCTGGCGGGTGCCCTCGGGCACAGCTGCGACCGTCAGCTTCGCCGCGCTACCCACGACGCACCGGCACGAGGTTGGCTGCGTGGTCAACGGCAGCGCCCGCGAGGTAGAGCAGTGGCGCGCCGACGGTCAGCACGACACGCACCGCGATGACGACCCGGCGCTTCAGCGGGGGTCCACGTTGCGGAACGCTGTGCGCATCACGCGCAGCGTCTCGGTGTTCCAGAGCTGCGTGGTCCCGCGACCGTAGACGCCCAGGGACGGCACGTACTCGCGGATGTCGAGCACGGTGACGCCGTCCAGCGTCGCCATGCAGATGTGGACCTCGAGGTCGTCGCCCTTGACCGTCTTGCCGAGCACTTTGCGCAGAACCAACACCTGCTTCTGCTTGAGGTCGTCGTCGTTCGTCTCGCTCATCGTGGTCCGTTCGGGTAGGGGTTGAACTTCGGGACCGGGCGGGCACGCGGACCGGCCCCGAGGATGAGGGCGGCGTTGATGTCTCGTGCCGAGTTTCTCCGGTGGTTGCTGGGCCGCGGGCTCAGCTCGTCGGCCTTCTCGTTGCATGCCGTGCACGCGCCGTCCGGGTAGTCCTCGCACGCGGTGTCAGGGCCGTGGCCAGGGCACTTGATGGCAGGGCCGTCACTGTCGTCGGGGGTGTACACCTAGCAGTCACAGTCGGCAGCGTCGCGACCGCAGCAGACCACCGTGGGGTCGTTGAAGGAGAAGATGAAGCTGTCGAGTCGAAACGACTCGATGACGTCGCCGGCGCGCACCGACGTGCTGCCGTTGCTCCAGGTGACTGCCGGCTCGAGCGCGCAGGTGCTGTCCTGCTCCGCGCCGTTGTCGTGCACGAGCTGGTGCGTGGTGCAGCCCTTCGGCAGCTTGATGAGCTTGTCCCAGTCCTCGTCCTGGCCGGCTTCAATGGCGGCGAGCGCGACGGCGTCCATGAAGACGGGGACGGGCGGGTAGTGGTTGCTGCCGAGGTGCCAGCGGATTGCACTGTTGAGCTGGAGGTTGCCCTCGCTGACCTGCTCTGCCATGCCAAGTGCTCCGAGTGCGCCCATGACGTGCTCCTTCTGCTCCAGGTAGATGTTCCGACTGACTTCTACAGCGTACCCCGTTGAGACGCGTGCATGTACAGCCCTGTTGCTGTACCGTCACCGGGGTCACCACCCGGAGCACTACGACAGGAGCATGCAGTGACCCCTATCGAGAAGGCGCTGGAAATCGCCAGCACCGTGCAGGGAGCGGATCGCGCGCTCGAGCACATGACCACCGCGCAGGTGCGGGTCTACACGGCCGACGACTTGACCGCTGACGCGCAGCGCAACATCGACGGCGCTGACTCAGACCTCGTGGTGCAGTACGTCACGAGCGTCCTCACGTTGGCCGCGCGTGCGCACTCCCGCGGAGACGGCGTGGCTGTCTACGAGAACCACGACCTCGGCCACCCCGAGCTGGGCGAGCGGAAGTACGTGACCTTCGGCGGCGAGAAGGCGCAGCTCGAGACCCGGCACGTCGCCGCGAGGACCCTGGCGAGCCTTCCCGCCAAGGCGGCCAGCATCGGAAAGTTCGTGTACGGCGACGACGTACTTCCGAAGCTGCTGCCCGACATCGGCGGATGCATCAACTGGCGCTACCAGCTCGTGGCTATCGCGCCGGCGGTCGTCTGATGCTCGATACCATCAACGGAATCGACGTCGTGCTGGTAGTGATCGCGACCGCCGGCTGGACCGCGTGGCGCATCGAGCGCGCGAGCAGCCCGGTGTACCGCCTCCGACAGCCCAACGCCAGCGTGCGGAAGGCCAAGCGCACGATGCGCGAGAACGACGCGATGCTGCTTCGCACCGAGCGCCTGTACGGCAAGACGACTGAGGTCTACGACCACGAGCGTCAGGGCCTGTGAAGATGAGCGACATGAGTCTTCACGCCGCGCTGCACAAGTTGAAGGGCGGCCAGAGCGCCGTCGTCCAGGCCAATGGCCACGAGTTCAAGGTGAGCTACAGCAGCGAGCCTTCTCGCGGTGACAACGGCAAGCTGGTGTCGGGGGCCACGGTCGGCCACTACTCGGTCGAGCACCCCGGCGGCCGGTACACCACGCACGAGCACGGGCCGCACGCGAACACCGAGGGAGCGGCCAAGCGGGGCGCGAACCCGAACGCGAAGACGTACGGCGTCGAGCAGGCCGTGTCCTCCATCATGCAGACCGCACGCACTGCCAACGTCTTCAACGACCGCCGGCGCTAGCTGCAGCCAAGGCACGAAGGCCCGTCTCCCACAGTGGGGGCGGGCCTTCGCCGTACCTTCAGCAAGTGACGACAACGGTGAAAGACCTGGGGCTCGACTCGGACCTGGACGACGAACTTGACGCACTGACCGGTGCGATGCAGGAAGATGAGCAGCGCGTTCTGTCGTCAGACGACGCCGACTTCGTGCACAACATCTGCGAGCGCATCCTGCAGTTCGCCGACGAGCTTGCTGGCGATCCGCTCTTCAGCTACCAGCGCGAGTTCGCCTATCGCGTCGTCGAGAGCATCGTGCTGAACGACGGCGACGCCATCACAGCGCTGTTCAGCCGGCAGAGCGGCAAGACGCAGACCATCGCGTACGTCGTCGCGAGCTGCATGATCCTGCTACCGAAGCTCGCGAGCATGTGGCCTGACTGGTTCGGCGTCTTCAAGAACGGCTTCTGGGTAGGTACTTTCGCTCCGGTCGAGTCCCAGGCTGAGACGCTGTTCCAGCGCATCAACCTCGTGCTGTCGTCCGAGGCGGCCAAGGAGCTGCTCGCGGACCCCGAGATCGACGACAAGCTCGAGGGTGGCGGGAAGCTGCTGCGGTTGAAGGTCAGTGGCTCCATCTGCCGCATGCAGACTGCGAACCCGAAGGCGCAGATCGAGTCGAAGTCCTACCACCTCATCGTCATCGACGAGGCGCAGCGCGCCGAGGACAAGGTCGTCAACCAGAGCATCACCCCGATGGGCGCGTTCTACAACGCCACCATGGTCATGACCGGCACGCCGTTCACGCACAAGGGCGTCTTCTACAACACGATCCAGCTGAACAAGCGGATGTCGACGAAGCGGGGCGCACGGCAGAACCACTTCCAGCACGACTGGCGCTCGTGCGCGAAGGCGAACCCGCGCTACCTCAAGCACGTCCGCAAGACCATGCAGCGCATCGGCGAGGACAGTGACGAGTTCCAGCTCAGCTACGCGCTGAAGTGGCTGCTCGAGCGAGGCATGTTCACCACCGCCGAGAGGCTGGAGGAGCTGGGTGACACCAGCATGCAGGCCCTCGTCGACCGCTGGTACGACTCGCCCATCATCCTCGGCATCGACCCTGCGAGGAAGCAGGACAGCACCGTCGTGACGGCGCTGTGGGTGGACTGGGCCAACCCGAACGAGTTCGGCTACTACGACCACCGCGTCTTGAACTGGATGGAGATGCACGGCGACCGGTGGGAGGAGCAGTACGCGCGGATCATCGACTTCGCGCAGCACTACAGCGTGATGGCGGTCGCCGTCGACGGGCAGGGCGTCGGCGACGTCGTCGCGGATCGTCTGCAGCGCCTGATGCCCGGCGCGCAGGTTGAAGCTCTCGCCAGCAACAGCGTCGACCAGAGCGCGCGGTGGAAGCACCTCATGGAGGTCATGAACCAGGGCCTGCTCGGCTGGCCGGCCGGCGCGCGGGTGCGCAGGAAGAAGAGCTACCAGCGCTTCATCCAGCAGATGACCGACCTCGAGAAGACCTACCAGGGCAAGTACCTGCTCGCGGCCGCCCCGAACGCTGCCGAGGCCCACGACGACTACGCGGACAGTCTGGCCCTCGCCGTGTACATGACCAAGGCAGTGACGATGCCGACCGCGCAGGAGAGCGTGAACCCCTTCTACGGCCGGTAGCCCTCGTGCAGACCTACGCTCGCCGGGACATCAGATCGCCCCGACCGAGGAGCACCCACATGGGCATCGCCCCCGCACCCCAGTTCCCCGAGCACGTCGGGGCCGTCTACGAGCGCAAGATGGCTCCCGGCGCGCCCGGCCTGCGCGGCCCTCTCCGCTTCGAGGAGGGCCTCGCGACCGACACCGACGTGCCGAACGACTTCCAGCGCGGCATGGCCGAGGGCGGCATCAGCGCCCCCGGTCACCCCAACGCCGTGAACAGCGACACCACGTACAAGCACGCCGACGAGGTCTACCGCGAGCGGGCGCACGTCGGCTCGGCCGCCTGGGTCGACAGCCCGATGTACCTCGGCTCGTTCGCCGGCGGCGCGGGCGAGGGCAACGTCATCGAGTACGTCCAGGAGCAGCGCGCCGGCGGGCGTTACGAGACGCTCAACGCCGCTGTCGTCACGGACTGACGTCGTGTCGCTCTGGAACGACAAGCGCACGCCGCCCGGCGTGTACACGGACAGCCGCACCGGCATGTCTCAGTCCGGCATGGGCTCGACGCCTCCTGCGCCGAAGTCGTGGAGCGCCGCTGCTCCGGTGCCGACCGCCCGCGAGCGCTTCGACAAGATCGTCGACGCGCAGAAGCCCAGCAAGACGGTCGCCGAGCGCGCGGCCAGCAAGATGTCCGGCCAGGACGTCGTCACGAAGCGTGGGGACAAGCTCCGCGCCAAGGGCAAGCTCAAGCCTCTTCGCTAGTCGCACGTCCCGCATGGCCCTGCACCACCCCTACCTCTCAAGGAGACACAGCACCATGGCTGACAACCGCAGCACGTTCGTCCTCGAGGCCCCCGGCGTCATCGCCGCGGGCGTGCGTGACCGCTTCAACGCCGCCTTCTCTGGCAGCGTCACGAACATCTCGGCCGTCGTCGGTACGGCCCCGGTCGGCGGCAACCTCGTCTTCGATGTTCGCAAGGAGGGCGTCGTCCTCGCCACCTGCACCATCGCTGCCGGCACCACGGAGGTGAACGTCGACCTCATCGCGAACATCAACAACCCGGTGGCGACGCTGGCCAACCCGAACCCTCAGCCGAACCCGATCACGGGTCCGACCGAGAGCGCCCTCATCCGCTTCGGCGAGGGCACGACGTTCGACCTGAGCGTCACCTCGGTCGGTACGACCACCGCCGGCTCGGACCTGAACGTCACCGTCGCCTTCAGCGACTCCTAGCTCGCTACCACGGGCCGGCGGCCCTCGTCTCTGCTCCCGCTTTCGGGTGGCCCCTGATCGGGCGCAGGGACGGGGGCGGCTGGCCTTTCACAGGAGGACTGCATGACCGAGCCGCGCCAGCTGAAGAACGGCCTCGTCGCGTTGGACCCGCGGCTCGACCGAGTCCCCTACTTCCCGGAGTCGAACCGGGCGTACACCGTCGAGCGCCTGATGACGGAGGTGCCCCAGAACGCGCCGCGGGCCACTCGCAGCTGGAAGCCGGGACCTGGCATGGACCAGGGCCTCGAGGGCCAGTGCGTGCTCTACGGCATGACGCACCGCCGGAACAGCGCCCCGAAGCGCCTGAAGCCGGCGCACACCGACCAGCAGGCGATGGCGCTGGCCTACCACGACGTGCAGCACCTCGACCCCTGGCCCGGCTGCGACTGGGGCAGCCAGTGCCCTCGTGAGGCCGGCCCGGACTACGGCGGCACCTCGGTGCACAGCGGGATGGTCTACGGCCGCGACCACGGCTGGTGGAGCAGCTTCTGGTGGGTCGGGGCCGGCAGCGGCGACGCCATCGGCGACGTCGTGCGGGGCAACAGGGCAGTCGGCGGGGTCGTCTACGGCTTGCCGTGGCTCGAGAGCATGTTCAGCCCCCACCCCAGCGGTCTGGTGGAGGTCGACCGCGCGAGCGCGCAGTCCGGTGGCCACTGCGTCTACAGCCCTGCGGTGCGGCTGAAGATGCGGATGCCCGGCGAGTGGACCGGCACCAAGGAGGTCGCCGTCATCCAGCAGAGCTGGGGCGAGGACTACGGCGTCGCCGACCTCGGCCGGCCCGGCGGCATGGTCTACGTGCTGCTCGACGACCTCGACTGGCTGCTGCACCAGGGTGGCGAAGGCGCGGTCGTCGTCCGATGAGCAACCTCCCCCGCAAGGCGCGCATGCGACAGGCCGCTGAGCCAACCACGCGCAGCGAGCACTTCGCAGCCGAAGCTGGACAGCTGCCGCGGCACTCTGGCCACATCGAGAGCCACGAGCTGCAGGCAGGTGACCACGTTCGGCTGGCCATCGGCAAGGAGGGCGAGACGGTCCACGACCGGCTGATGGCCGGCAAGGGCGCTTCCGGCGTGGCCACTGGCCGCGTGTTCCGCGTAGACAAGGCCGGCGTGCATCTGCACGGTGACACGATGACGTGGGACGGCAAGCCGCTCGTCAGCTCAGACCCGGTCCGCTGGAACCACAACGACATCGGCCAAGTGCGCAAGCTGTGAGCCGCACGGCGCACTTCGGCAGGGGCGTCTACCAGCCCCCGTTCCCCGGCATGGAGGCTCCCGCCTTCCCGGCGAAGGGCCACGAGACTGTGCCGGTGGGTGACGTCTTCCCGCACCCGCAGATCGAGAAGAGCAACCACGAGTACCGGTTGGTCTCGCAGTACAACCCGAAGACCGCCCGCGTGAAGACGTCTGCGCTGCGACCGACGCAGGGGATCGTGGACCAAGGCACGCTTCACGCCCCAAACCACGACCAGCAAGCACCCGGCGTCATCAAGGACACGAAGGGCCGCTACCGCATCGTGGACGGCCACCACCGCATCGCGAACGCGTTGATCAACGGCGAGAAGCACGTCAACGTGCTGCTCTGGAACGAGAGGGCACGCTGATGAGCCGCATGGAGCACTTCGTCGTAGGCAGTGGCCCGGTGCCCGCCGTGGCGCAGGGCATCGCCCGGTACCGCGCGCTGACCGGCATGGGGCCGAGCAGCAACCGCGACTTCTCCCGCGTCGCCGTCGACCCCGTCGTCGCGCATCACGTCGCGCGCGCCTACGCGGCCGCCCCGATGCACGACGACGCGGCGCTGCCCCACTTCAAGGCGATGCGCGAGGAGGTCGGCCGGCAGTACGACTTCATGACCAAGCCCCAGCACCAGGGCGGCATGGGCATCAGCGTCGAGAAGGCCAGCAGCGACCCGTACGTCACCAGCACAGGCGCGCCGAACAGCAAGGCGATGATGCGCGACCTGCACGAGAACAACCGCATCAAGGTGCTCCCTACCGCGGTCACCGGTGCGCACCCGTTCTTCACCAACGACGAGAACGACATGTTCCGAGCGGTGCACGACACCTTCGGCCACGGCGGCACCGGACGGAACTTCAGCGCGGACGGCGAGGAGGCGGCCTGGCGCTCGCACAGCCAGATGTTCAGCCGCCAGGCGCGGCCGGCGATGACCACCGAGACCCGCGGGCAGAACAGCGTCAACAACTTCGGCGGGCTCGCGCCGGGCGAGTTCGCTGAGCAGAAGATCGTGACGCTCGGCAGCAGCGCTCAGGCCATCGGCCGTCGCAGCTTGCACCGGGCGCTGGGACGCCAGTTCCTCACGCCGTGAGCGCGCTCGGCCGGCAGTTCGACGACTACACCATCGAGGTGCAGCACGAGCCGCAGACGCACTGGGGCCTCCCGGCGATGCACGTCAAGGCCCAGCACGAGGGGAAGACCATCGGGGGGCTGTCGGTCTACCAGCGACTGCACGACGGGGACGCCGCGCCTCGTGCGCACCCCAACGTGTGGGTCAAGGAGGAGCACCAGCGCAGAGGAGTGGCGACCGCCATGTACGCCGAGGTGTCTCGTCGCTGGCCGAGCGTGACCATCCAGCACTCCGCGCACGCGAGCGACGCCGGCAAGGCGCTGAACCGCACGCTTGGCCGCCGGCCGTGAAGATGCGTCAGCGCCGTGACCCCGTCAGCAACCTGCGCGTCAAGACCGAGCACGAGGTGGGGGACGACGGACGCATCGAGGGCCGCGTGCAGGCGTTCCACCGCGGTCGTGCAGTGGGCGACCTGACCTACCACGTCAACGAGAGCTACTTCCCCGAGCGCACGCTCTACCCCGACAGCCTGACCGTCGACGAGGACCACCGCGGCAAGGGCGTCGCGACGGCGCTGCACGGAGCTGCGTTGAAGGAGCACCCCGACCTGCCGATGACGCACACGGTCGACGGCATGTCCCACGACGCCCAGCGCATGCTGCCGCGCCTGCAGGCGGCTCACCCCGGCCGGCATCACGTCTTCGACGAGGCGACGCGGATGTACAGGGAGCAGTTCCGGTGAGGCAGCTGCCGCTCCCCGGCATGGAGAGCCTGCTGCACTCGTCGGCGCGCAAGCAGGCCGCCGGCGGCCGCGCGGAGCACTTCCACGGCGCGGTGCAGCAGCACGCACCTGGCCAGGGCGTGCTGACCTACGACGAGCCTCAGCGCTTCCGCGGCCGCGAGGTCGACCCCCGCAACGTCCACTTCAACGACGAGCCAAGCGCGCACGTTGAGGCGCACGGCTTCATCCGAGACAACACGGCGACGACGAAGCAGGCGTACAAGCTCCGCGGCGAGGAGCACTGGGCAGGCGCGGAGGTCCGCGAGCTGCAGCCCAACCACCCACTGCACACCCTGCAGACCGAGCGCGAGACGGCGCGTGCCAGCTCCCGGCTGCCGGGGTCCGGCCCCACGCGCCCGCGGGTCATGCGCATCCGCGGCAAGGACGTCCTCGTCGACGGTCACCACCGCGTCGCGGCCGCCCGCGCCGCCGGCAAGCCCATCAAGGTCGACCACGTCGACATGGACGCCGAGGTCGGCTTCGGCATGAAGGCGCGGGACCTCCACGGAGTCTGAGCTACGCTCAACTTTTCAGACCAACTACTCGGGGTAACAGCATGGCCACCATCCGCGTGACGCGCGAGCTGCTGGAGTACGCGCTCGACCTGCCAGAGGGCGTGCAGCTCTTGGACGCACTGGTTTCCTGGACCACCGTCGAGGGCGTCCAGTGCCTGACCTTCATGACTGCCGGTGGCACGGCAGACCTTCCGGCTGAGGGCAGCTTTGCGCTCCAGTACGAGGAGACCGAGACCGGGATGCAGCTCGCTCTCGCCGTACCCCTGGACTGATCCGGGGAGACTCCCCCTGAGCAGCACGACGGCCCAGGACTAGGAGCACCCGCGTGACCATCAGCTTCGACAGCCCTTCGCACCGCGCGTCCGGCAGCGACCTGACCATCGCCATCTCACCCATGGGGTTGGTCGAGCTTGCCGACGAGGAGTTCGAGGTGCACGGTCCTCGGCTGAACAGGTACGCGCACAACTGGGCCTTCTACCTCGGCCACCACTGGAGCTACCGCCGGGAGCCGGGCGAGCCGCAGCTCACCTTCAACTACTGCAAGGCGTTCTCCGACTTCATCACGAACTTCACGTTCGGCCGCGGGGTCAACTTCCGCTCGCCGAAGGAGACCGAGCACATCGTTCCGTCGCTGCTCGAGCGCGTGTGGGAGCTGGACAACCACAAGGACTCGCTGCTCTGGGAGCTGGGCAACCAAGGGTCGGTGAGCGGAGACGTCTTCGCGAAGGTCGCCTACGAGGAGCCGTACTACACCGGCGTCGACCAGGCCGGCGCGCCGATCCCCGGCGTGCTGCAGCGCTTCATGCCTGGCAAGCTGCGCATCATCCCGCTCAACAGCAGCTACTGCTTCCCCGAGTTCCACCCGCACGACAAGCAGCGACTCCTCCGGTTCAAGCTGAAGTACCGCTTCTGGGGAACGACGCCTGAGGGCACCCGGCAGGTGTTCACCTACACCGAGCTGCTTACGGACGGGTACATCGAGGAGTACATCAACGACCAGCTCATCGACGCGCGCCCGAACCCGCTCGGCATCATCCCCATCGCCTTCGCTCCGAACATCATGGTGTCCGGCAGTCCGTGGGGCCTGTCCGACATCAACGACATCACCACGCTGAACCGGGAGTACAACGAGAAGGCGACTGACGTCTCCGACATCGTCAACTACCACGCCGCGCCGGTGACCGTGATGACGGGCGCGAAGAGCAGCCAGCTCGAGCGCGGCGCGAAGAAGATGTGGGGCGGCCTGCCGAAGGACGCCAACGTCTTCAACCTCGAGCTGGGCGGTGGCGGCGTCCAGGCCGGCATCCAGTACCTCGAGCTGCTGAAGAAGGCCATGCACGAGCTGACCGGTGTGCCCGAGGGCGCGCTCGGTGACGTGCAGCCGATCAGCAACACCAGCGGCGTCGCGCTGGCCATCCAGTACCAGCCGATGATGCAGCGCTACAACCACAAGAAGATGACGTACGGCCGCATGCTCGAGAAGATCAACGAGATCGCTCTCATGACGCTGGCGATGAAGGAGCCGCTCGCACTGCAGTGGTCCCCTGAGGCGAACGAGGAGCTGAAGGCGTACCAGCAGCCGCTGCTCGACGTCGACGACCCTGTCAGCTTCGTGTCGGTCATCCACTGGCCACCGCCGCTGCCTGTGGACAAGACCGTCATCCTCAACGAGGTTATGCTCAAGATGCAGATGGGCTTGGTGTCAAAGAAGGACGCACTGGAGGAGCTGGGCGAGGTGTTCCCCGACGAGAAGCTGCGCGAGACGTTCCTGGAGCTGGTCGAGGACGCCATCAACCAGGGCGCGCTTGACATGCTCAAGAGCCAGATCAGCGCGCTCGTGCAGGCAGAGACCGGCCAGTTCGTACCCGGCGCGCCGCAGCCCTTCGCTCCCCCGGTCGCAGGCATGGCCGGCGGCGGCGGCCCGGAGCAGGTCAGCGCCGGCGGCCCGGACGTCACGGCCGGCAGCACCGCAGGAACCGCCTCGGCGGTCATGGCGATGAGCGGCGACACGCAGGCGCTGATGACCCGCCTGAACACCCGCGCGTACGGAACCACTGTCGCCGGCCGCCGCCGGCCTGCGACGGACGTGGACAACACGACGTGAGAAACCTTCAGCGCAAGCAGTTCCACGGCACCCCGCGGCAGATCGACGACACGCACATCCGACCGTCGTCGCACACCGGCGCGGACGCGCTGTCGTCGCGAGGCTTCAGCTCGGGAGCCGGCAAGCCGGCGCACACTGACATGGCCTTCGCCACGCACGGCGAGGAAGAGGCGTGGAGCTACGCCATCAACACCGGGTCACGGTCCATGGCGCACCCCGAGAACCACGACCCCGACCCGCGCTACCGCAGCCGGGTGTACGAAGTCGAGCCTGCGCACGACCAGTACCAGGAAGGCGGCAAGTACGGAGAGATCCAGAGCGAAACCGGCTACGGCATCAAGCGCGCCATCCATGCCCGCGTCGGCGAGACAGGCACGTTCCCCAAGATCAACTGGAACGCCTTCAAGGCTCCGTCCTCGACGTCACCGCGGCACACGGCGTCCAACCAGGACTTCAACCACAGCTACATGCAGGACCAGAGCGGCGTCGTGAAGCCGCCGCACGTACCTCGTCCGTTCAACGAGACCAAGGACGCGCACGACAACCGCTACAACGCGCCGGACCACCGTGACCCGGACCAGCTGAACCTCTTCACCGGCAAGTCGGTCTCGGAGACTGACCACTACGTCCGGCAGCCCGGCTACACGCTCATGCAGAGCAGCCAGTTCGAGGGCCACGACATCGCGGACTTCCACCGTGACCCGACGACGTCGGCACGTCGCGCGCTCATGCCGGCGCACAAGCTCGACGTCGAGTTCAGCACCGTCCGCTAGCTCTCCGCGAGGTCCGACCTCGGTGACTCCAGGATGTCCAACGGGACAGCTGCGCACTCGCGCGGCACTAGGACAACGACACCGGAGGCAACACCGTGGACAAGCTCGCCATCGCGCTCCTGCAGCGCGGCGACATCAAGGGCCTGCTGGCTCTGCACCGCAGCATCGTCGGGGACGCGACCATGTCGACCCCCGTCGGCGACCCGACGAGCATCGTCATCCCGACCGCGCCGCCCGTCGTGGCAGCCCCGACCGTCCAGATGTTCACGGCCGAGCAGGTCGAGGCGGCGCGTCAGCAGGAGAAGGACAAGCTCTACGAGCGGATCGAGGCCGAGGCGACCGCGCGCAGGAAGCTCGAGGACCAGATGGGTGCGTTCACCACCGACCTCACCGCCCGCCAGGAGTCACAGGCTGCCGCCGAGCTGGCCGCGGCGAACGCCTCGGAGGAGAAGCGCCTCGCCGAGCTGAGCTTCGGGCAGAAGCTCGAGGAGTACCAGCAGCAGACCCTCAGCCAGGTGCAGACGCTGCAGCAGCAGCTCGCCGAGCGCGACGCCATCCTGGCCAAGGAGCGGCAGTTCAACGAGCTGATGGCCTACCGCGGCCAGCTCCTGGAGCAGCACGGCAACGACATCCTGCCTGAGCTGCGCGACCTCGTCGCCGGCAACAACGAGGCCGAGCTGGACTCCGCGGTCTCCGCGATGGTCTCGCGCAGCGCCTCTATCCTCCAGCAGGTGGCCTCGGCTACCCAGAGCGCCCGCCAGGGCGCTCGGGGTGTCGGTGTCACTGCACCGCCAGTGGGGCCAATGGACAACAACTCGGGATACGAAACGGTCAGCGCCGATGACATTCGCGGCATGGACATGACGACGTACGCACAGAACCGGGGCCGGCTGCTGGGCGCTGCTTCGCAGCAGCAGCGTGACCGCGGGATGTTCGGCTAGACCCAGCCGGGCACCCACGACAAGCAGAAGGAGAAGTCCCACATGGCGAATGCCATCACCGGTACGCCGTACCTCTCGGCGTCCCCCACGGCCTACGCGGGTGCCAACTCGCAGCTCGGTCCGGCGATCCAGTCCATCTGGTCGAAGGAGATCCTCTTCCAGTCGATGCCGATCCTGCGCTTCGAGCAGTTCGCGGTGAAGAAGACCGAGCTGGGCGTCCAGCCCGGTCTCACGATCAACTTCATGCGCTACAACAACCTCGGCAGCGCCTCGCAGCTCGTCGAGGGCGTGCGCATGCAGACGAACGCGCTGAGCGCCTCGCAGTACCAGATCACCGTCGCGGAGCAGGGCTACGCCGTCGCCGTCTCCGAGCTGCTGCTCAACGCGTCGTTCGACGACGTCATGGCCAGCGCCTCGCGTCTGCTCGGCCGCAACATGGCGCTGTACCTCGACGGCAGCGCCCGCGACACCATCCTCACGGCGTCGTCCATCATCTTCGGGTACTCCAACCCGCAGCTGTCGACGAACGCCAGCTACAACCCGTACGCCGACGGCACGCCGGCGGCCAACCGGGCGGGCCTGACCGGCCAGTTCCACATGACCATGGCCGTCATCAAGGACGCCGTCGAGACGCTCGCCACCAAGAACGTCCCGCGCCTCGGCGAGACCTACGTCTGCTTCGTGCACCCGCACCAGTCCCGTCGTCTGCGGGACGACCCCGAGTTCTTCGAGGTCTCGAAGTACGCCGCTCCCGGCAACTTCATGCTCGGCGAGATCGGCCGGATCAACGACGTCGTCTTCATCGAGACGACTCAGGTCCGCAAGGTCACGACCGGCCCGGACGTCTACCAGGCCATCTTCATGGGCGACAACGCCTTCGGCCACGCCATCAGCCTCCCGGTGGAGCTGCGCGACGGCGGCATCCTCGACTTCGGTCGTGAGCACGCCCTCGCCTGGTACGCCATCTGGGGCTTCGGTCTCATCACGGACAACGCCGTCGTGGTGGCCGAGACCAACTAGCTGAACCCGCACCTCACCGAAGGGCCGGCTCCTCACGGGGTCGGCCCTTCGGCGTGGGAGCATCCCGAACATGAGCCTTCGCGTGCTGGGCGAGCAGTTCGGAGGCGACGTCTACCTCCACCACGCTGTCAACGAGCTGGTGAACGATGGAGAGCCTGGTGCTCCCATGCGGGTCAGCAAGGAGGACATCCACCCCTCGAGGGTGCGGTTCCAGCGGTACCCAGAGTCTGATGCGCGCGTGCAGTCAGCCATGCAGGGCTACCGCGACGGCGCGGACGTGCCCCCTGTTCTCCTGGCTCGGCGCGGTGGAGAGACGCTCACGGCAGACGGGCATCACCGCCTGACTGCAGCGGAACTGCTCAAGAGGCCCGTGTCGGCTCTAGTCCATGAGGGGGACCGACCGGACCGGTACACCGGCAGAGCGAAGATCGGCACGTTGCGAAAGCCACGCTCTTCAAGATGACAGCGCCTTTCGGCGTTGCACTGCACCTAGATCAGATTCTGCTACGTTCCCCAACATGACGATCACGAAGCACAAGAGAATGACGGACGACGAGCGCGACAAGCTCGGCGCGAAGCTGGAGAAGGACTACATCACCGGGAAGTGGTCGCTGGGCAGGTTGGCTGACAAGCACGGCACGAGCGCCGGTCGCGTTCGGCTGCTGCTGCTCGAGATGGGCGTGAAGATCAGGACCCGCGGCGGTGCGAACCGCAAGGCTGACCCCGAGCGCCCGAAGCTCTCGAAGAAGATCGCCAAGGAGTACAAGGCCGGCGCGTCGCTCAACGAGCTGGCTCAGGTGTACGACCTGAGCCCGACGACCGTGCGCACCTTGGCGACAGAGGGCGGCGCGACGATGCGTGCTCGCGGAGGGCGCAAGGCCGCGTAGCTCTCCACCTGCACCAGGCCCGTCTCCCTTGGAGGCGGGCCTTCTGCATGCAGACTGCTCGCCATGGCTATCGTCCGCGTAGAGCAGGAGTTCGGTACCGCAGGTTCCGACGTCACCGTGCGTCGCGCTAGCGACAACTCGCTCGCTCTGTTGTTCACTAGCAACGCCGGCACGACGTCGCTCGCCAACCCTGTCAAGGTCCGTGGCAACGGCTGGGTCTTCTTCTCGGTTGAGGAGGGCAGCATCGTCCTCGTCGAGAGCGGCGAAGGCACCAACCGCGCCACGCTGCAGGTGCCGGTGGCCGTGCAGGGGCAGCTGCTGACGTCTCCGTCGCCGGCCCCCGCGAACGGCATCGTGCTCGTCTGGGACGCCGCAGGCGCGCGTGTGAGGGCGGCGCAGCGCGCGGCCGCGCTGACAGCTGCCGACGCCGCGGTGGTCGACGCCACGTACGGCGCGGAGGAGTCTGGCGTCATCTCGAACCTCCGCACGCGTGTGAACCAGCTCGAGTCCGCACTACGCGCTGCTGGTCTCCTCACCTAGCTCGCACGCACACGTCACACTCCTTGGCGGGACAGCGCGTCAGCGCACTCGGACACCGAACAAGGAGAACGACATGGCAGGTCAGCAGCGTGGCGCACGGAACCCCTCTCAGCGAGGCGACTTCACGGGCAACCAGAAGGAGGTGCTGCAGCGACAGCACGAGGACGCGGTGAACGAGCGCCGAGACGAGCTGGGACTCGTCACCGCCGGTCAGCAGGCCATCAAGGACGAGGGCGTCATCGACCTCACGTCCGGCCAGCCGGTGCTTGAGGGAACGGACAAGCTCATCGACACGGCTGCCCGTCAGCCTGGCGTCGTCGAGCAGGAGGAAGTGCCCGAGGAGGGCACCCGCATCGGTTCGGGCACCTCGACGTACGACGTCATGGAGATGCCCGACGAGAAGCCGAAGGCTCTCGCGCAGGCCGGCGAGGTGCTCACCCCAGACCTGCTGAACAGCCCGACGCTCGTGCGGGCGCTCTACGACCTCGAGGACATCACCATCGGCTACGGGAACACCTTCACGTTCCGCGAGGGCTACCGGTACCGCGTGCCGCGCTGGGTCGCGCAGCACCTGGAGGAGAAGAACCTCGCGCTCGTGCTCTCCCTCAGCCCCGCCTGACGTCGCTCTAGCCTCACCACCAGCGACCCCAAGGAGCCAGCTGCCATGCCCATCCAGTCTTCGGACATCCAGTACAAGTACAGCGTGACGACCGGCACCACCGGCAACACGACGGTGGGCACGGCAGCTGGCTCGAACGGCCGTTTCATCTCGACGACGCAGCTCACCGACGCCGTGCTCAACAACCTCTTCCCCGACGTCACGGGCGACGAGAACGCGGCGCAGAACCTGGACTACAAGTGCATCTTCGTGCACAACGCGCACCCGACGCTGGTGCTGCAGCGCACTGTCATCTGGCTCGCGACCGAGGTCGCCGGCGGCGCTGACACCGCCATCGCGCTCGACAACATCGGCGTCGTGCCTGTCGGTCAGGGACCTGGCGCGCAGGCCGCGCAGATCGCGAACAAGAACACCGCCCCGACTGGCACGACGGCGTTCGGGAGCCCGACGACCAAGGCCACCGGGCTGGCCATCGGCGACATCGCGCCCGGCAGCGTCATCGCCATCTGGGTGCGCCGCACGGCCAAGAACACGCCGGCCCAGAACAACGACGGCGTGACGCTTCGCGTTGAAGGAGACACGGCGGCATGAGCAAGCAGATCGTCTTTCACCTCAGCAAGGGCTACGACCTCGTCAACGACCTCTCGGCTGACGAGAAGGCTGTCGAGCGCTTCAACCTCAACGCCAACGAGCGCCGTCAGGCGGCGAAGGACAGCAACGTTCTGCACAGCGACGGCAAGGTCTACGAGTCCACCGGCGTCTTCCCGGTCGCGGCCATGGCGACGGGCGAGACCGAAATGCGTCACCGCATCGAGAGCGTCGACGTCGGCAACGCCGTGACCTCGTACGAGGACGGCTGGGCACCCGACCCGACCGAGCTGGCCGCCTTCCTGCGGTCGGTGACCGAGCGCAACGTGCCGGTACACGCTCTGACCGGCGTGTCCGGCGACGACCCCAGGCTTGTGCGCCGCATCGCGGCGCTGCTCGACACCGAGGTCATCGAGGAGCAGACGTGAGCCGTACCACTGTCGGACGCGACTACACCTGGGACGCCCACTTCAACACGACCCGGCCGACCGCCTCGACGGTCATCGCGCTGTCGGAGTCAGCTACGGCCATCCCGTCTCCGAACACCTGGACGGTGCTGGGCGGCGTGGCGGGCAACGAGATGACCGCAGACGGCTTCGCTCGCGCGCTGGCCACTACGGTGACCAAGAACGCCGGCGCGCAGACTGGCACGCTGTTCAAGAAGTTCACGCACACCTCCCCGGCTGGCACGGGCACGGCGCGCACCCCTCGGATCGTGGGTGTCATCGCGCCGGCCGTAGCGGCCGCGCCAGGAGCGGCTGACACAGGCATCTTGGTCTTCGCGATGCCGCAGCCGAACCCGCCGACGCTGACCGGCACCGACTCGCTCGACCAGACCGTGAGCATCGACCTGGGCACGTAGAGCCGTGGCTGATCGGTCATGCGGCGTCGACTACCTCGCAGACGGTGTCACCGTGCGGACGAAGCTCACGGTGCTCGTTGCGCCGAAGGCGGTGTCCCTCCGGTACGAAGCGCCACTGGCGGGCGGTGGTTTGGTGAACGCGCTGATCTTGCATCACGACCCGACCACGACGACGAACGTCAGCGCGTGCAACAGCGTCGGACGCAGCGACATCGGGCACCGTACGACGGGAGACCCGGCCGCGGCACTTGCCGCGCTGATGGTGAGTCAGGTCGCCTGCTACGACTACCTCGAGACGCTGCTCTAAGGGAGGCTTGATGAGCGGCATCCCTCCCACCCAGTTCCTGCGCAGCACGGTCGTCGCCGGCGACGTCCACGAGCTTGGCGCGAGTGGCACCGCAGCCAGCGTCGCAACCAAGGCGAGCTACGCCAGCGCCGGCACCGGCAACCGGCGCTTCGTGCCTGAGGTGTCGAGCAGCGCCGACGCGGCGGTTCCAGGGGCTGCACCCATCGGGTGGGAGCAGCTAGCGGCTGTCAGCCCGGATCCCGTCGCGTTCGCGGGGGGCACCTGGACGGTGCACCTCAACGTCCTGTGTGACACCGCTGCTGTCACCGGGCAGCTCGCGGTCTACGTCTACGTGCGCAGCAGCAACGGCACTTCCGTGTTAGCAGGCAACGCCATGACGGCGTTGGGCACGCTCCCGACGGCCCTGACGGTCATGTCGGTCCCGGTGACCGTCGCTGCCTTCACCACCGGACCGAACCCGAAGCTGTTCGTCGAGGCGTACGCGTTGGTCACGGTGGGCGGCGTCAACCTCAACGGAGTCAACATCAGCCTTCAGACCGGAGGTGTGGACTCACGACTCGCGGACCTCACTTCCTTCTCCGTACGAGCCAGCCGCACGTCCACCGACGTCATTTCTCGGCCCGTCGACACCGCGGTTCGAGCTGCTGCGTACTTCCGGCTGTCGGCCGAAGCACTGCCCCGCCCCTTGGACACCTCGCGCCGCGAGACTCAGGCGGCTCGCGTCTCTAGCGACATCGTGCCCAAACTGCTGGACGCATCGGCGCGGCAGACTGTGACGGCCCGGCTGCCTCTCGACACTGTTCCGCCTCCGGTCGATACCTCCGCTCGCGTCGTCACGGTGGCGCGCCGGGCAGCCGACATCCTCTCGTCGTTACTCGACAGCACGACACGCGCCATCGCTGTTGCCCGACTGCCGACTGACCAGATTCCTACGCCCACGGACTCGGCGTCACGGACCGCGCTCTTCCCGCGGCGCGGCGCGGACGCGCTGGGCGGCCCCGCGGACACCGCGGTGCGCATCGTCCTGTTCCCCCGAGGGTCCAGCGACGCGCTGCCCCGACCGGCCGACATCGCGCAGCGAACGGTCACCGTCAGCCGCGTCAGCTCCGACGAGCTGCGCGTGCTGCAGGAGGCGGCCGCGAGGCTGTTCACAGCTGGCCGACGTGTGGACTACCAGTTCCAGCCAGGCGACGAGCCGCTGCTCGACCCGGTGAAGTCCATCAGCGGAGTCATCCGCGACGTCAACGGCACGCCCTACTTGGGCGGTGCCTTCATCGTTCTCTACCGCGCCGACAACGACACCCCGGTGTCCAGTACAACCAGCTCGACAGTCACCGGCGGGTACTCGTTCCCGCGCAACAGCTACGACCTGCGCAAGTACTACGTCGCGGCCTTCGCTGAGCAGGACTCGCTGTCGCCTCTCGAGGCGGTTTCGGAGCGCAACCTCACGGTGCTCTGATGGGTGACTACGACCTCTGGCTCCGCGCACCTCTGGTGCAAATCCCGTCGCAATACGACCCCTACCTGACCGTTCGCGGCCCGATCAGCAGGCGGTACGAGAGGACGGTCAGCGCGGTCATCAGCGTGCCCGTCGACGCCGGCTCACCTCGGTACGAGAGCCGTCGCACCGCAAGCACCGAGTTGGCCTCGCTGACGTCTACAACGACCTTGCGAGTCGCCTACGTGCGCGTGCCGAGCGCGCTGCTTCCGTCTCTGCTTGACCGTGCGGACTACATCGCCGGCACGTCGAAGCACCTGCCGCTCCTGTGGAACGACACCGTCACCCGCAGCTCTCAGCGCACCTCGGACTGGGCGCTCCTCGTCCTAGCGCAGCAGAGCCGGACAGCGCCCTGGACCATCTACGCACTGGCTGCTCAAGAGCAGCGCGTGCTGTGGTCCCTGCTCGGCAACGTCTTCTCCGAGCGGCCACTGCGGTGGCTGGACTACGCCCTCGCCATCGACGCGGTCAGCCTGCTGTGGGAGATGCTGCCGTACGTCCTGTCGCCGGGCACCTTCGGGGCGCTGACCTCGTCGGCCCGTGCAGCGCGCCGCACGTCCGGCCTGCTGCTGACCCCCGCTAGCACTCGCGCGGCTCGTGACGGGGCGTCGAGCATGCGCCCCGCGCCGGCCCGCGCGATGCAGCCGCTGCGCACCGCGCTGACGGACTCACCAGCAAGCAGCCGACCCGCTCGTACGATGCTGGCGACCAGAGGAGGCTGACCATGGCCCTCACACCCGTCATCACCGGGTACGGCGGGCCGGCAGTCCGGGCCGGCACGCTGCAGCTCATCGGTAGCGGCTTCGGCCGCGTCAGCTCCGCGTTCCTCGTCGACAGCTTGGGAAAGCTGTTCAGCGTCGACTTCATCGTCGACCACGGTGGCAGCGTCACCATCACGATCCCGAACCTCCTGCCGGACGGCACCTACCTGCCGGTGCTCGGAACGCTCGACAACATCAGCAGCCAGAACCTCGCTGGCCCCTTCGTCATCAACGGCCTCCCCGCCTCCCCGCCTCCGCGGCCGCCGGCGCACGACCCTGTGCCGGATCCCGACAGCCCCGCGCTCCGCGCCATCCGTGACCGGCTGCGCCTCGAGCTGGGTGACTTCGAGGAGACCTTCCAGGCCGCGGTGCAGGGTGACGGCTTCACGCGACGCTTCGACCTGCCGGCTGAGGTCGTCCGACCCGAGTCGCTGTCCGTCGTCGTCGCGACCGAGCTGCCTGGCGGCGGGTACAGCGCGCCGGTCCCGACGACCGCCTACACGCTTGACGCGCGCGCCGGCGTGCTGCTCATGGGCACCCCGCCGGTCAACGACGCCATCGTCACGGTGACCGGCCAGCACTACCAGTTCTTCACCGACCTGGAGCTGAACACCTTCGTGCGCAGCGCGGCTCTGAAGCACGCGCACAGCAGCGAAGACCTGCAGGTCTACCGGGACGCGCGCGGCTTCAAGCGCTTCCTCTACAGCAACGCGACGGTCGACAGCATCGGTCCAGTCGAACACCACGCTGTCGCACTGCTGGCCGCCACTGAGGCGCTGGAGGTCGTGCGCACCGACGCGGCCTACGACATCGACGTCACGACCGCGGACGGCACGTCGCTCCCGCGCAGCGAACGCTTCCGCAACCTCGGCGAGCTGATCGCTGAGAAGCGCACCATCTACGACGACCTCTGCCGTCAGCTCGGCGTCGGGCTGTCCAAGATCGAGGTCTTCACCGTGCGCCGCGTGTCGCTCACCACCGGCCGGCTCGTGCCGGTCTACGTCGCGCGCGAGTACGACGACCGCTCACCCACCGCCCCGCTACGCGTCTTCGCGCCTCGGAACCTGGGCATCACCGGCAGCGGCTTCGTGCAGCGCGACGGACGCGCCAACTACGGGGACGACGGGCCGTGAGCCGCAACGAGAGCTTCGACGCCGGCGTGAGCCACCTCGGCAGCAGCCAGCACCTCGCGCCACGCACCTTCGGACTCGGCGGCAAGTACACGACCCGACCTATCGGCCTGTTCGGCAAGCCCGAGACCGGCACCAACCCGAAGTACGCCAAGGGCGTCGAGGCCGTTCACACCAACAGCGGTCGTCGCATCGGCTACGTCGACTGGTTCGACCCGAGCACCAACCGCAACGGCGAGTACACAGGTACCCCCCACCCTCAGGGCAGCCCAGACGCAACGCGCTCGGCCATCTACAAGGCCCAGGTCAGCAAGAACATGCAGCGCAAGGGCTTCGGCAAGGCCATGCTTGACCACGCGCGTGACCTGCGCCCCGGCCTGCAGCACAGCGGACCGCAGGCGCTCTCGCCCGAGGGCGCTGCCTGGGCTGCGAAGCACGGCTGATGGCCGGCACCTCACGCTTCTTCGGCCGCCCGCGGGGTCGCTTCTTCTCGACCAAGGACGAGCTGGAGCGCATCGACCGCGGCCTCGAGCTGCACCAGCAGGTGTACGGCACCGAGGTCGACTGGTGGTTCCTCGACGAGAACTTCGCCGACGGCGTCGGCACGACCACCGACGACATCTACGACGAGGGGCACATCGAGGGCGGCAAGCGCTTCGACGGACCTCGGCGCATCCCGGTCCTGTCGGCCGTCGTGCAGCAGGGCCAAGAGCAGGGCGGTGACGGTGGCTTCGCGGTCATGGACAACATCGTGCTGCGCCTGAGCTACGACCAGGCCCGCCGCGCCGGGCTGGACATCGACCTCGTCGAGAACCGTGAGAAGCACCTGCACAACCGCTTCGCCTTCCGCGGACGTGTCTTCGACGTCGAGACGATCCAGAGCAGCGGGCACTTCGACGCGTCCAACCGCGACACCACGCTGCGCATCAGCGGTCGTCAGCTCCGCTTCGACGAGCTGTACGACAGCCCCGACATGCAGCGGTACGTGCTGACCAGCACGCACCCCGAGCACCGCCGCAAGTAGAAGGAGCGCACCATGCCCGTCCCCACCGGACGCGTCGAAGGCCAGATCGTCACAGCCGCGGACATCAACAACATCGCTGCGGTGCTCAACGCTCTCGAGCTGGCGACGGAGAACGCGCTCGCGCTGGCCCGCGCCGCGGAGACACCGGACGGAGCGCAGGCGAAGGCCGACCGTGCGTTGCTAGTCGGCGCGGTTCGCACCGCCGGCGGCAGCGTCGTGCTGACCAGCGGGTCGACGGTCGTTCCGATCACCAGTCGCGGCGCTCGAACTACCCGAGCGGTCATCAACCGCGCCCTCACAGGGAACGTCGCAACGCTGACGACGAACAGCCCCCACGACTTCCTCCTGGGCAGGACGGTGACGGTCGCCGGTATCGACGCAACCTTCAACGGCAGCTACCGCATCTCGGGCATCACGTCACCGACGAGCTTCACCTACGACCGTGCGGCGAACAACGTCCCAGGCACCGCAACGGCGTCGGGTACCTCGTCGAGCTACACCCAGACTGCGCCGCTCTCCGAGATGACCGACAGCGAGGGCAACACGATGTCTTCAACGTCGGCGCTCGGCGCGCAGCGCTTCGCTGCAGGTGTGCGCGCCGGCGCTGACATGTCCCCGTCCTCGGGAGTCGATCTTCTCCTCGACTCCCTTCTGAGCTAGGAGCACCCACGCATGGCTGTCCAGCACCGGCGCTTCACCGCGTCCAACCCGGCCGCAGGCACGTCGACGCTGCTCTACACCGTGCCCGCGGGGCGCAAGGCCATCGTGCGTACCGTCTCCCAGTCCACCGACGCCGTCAGCACGACCGGTACCAGCATGGTCCTGCTCCTCGGAAGCAGCGCGCTGCTGTCTGAGGTCTTCGTGCAGCCCAGCTCGTCACGGCTCTGGCCGCTGTCGACCGTGCTGCTCGAGGGGGAAGAGCTACGCGTGACGCATCTGCAGGGCGTCTCGCAGACGATGGTCGAGTTGGTCGAGCTGGACGCCATCGTGGAAGGCTTGACGCTGCACCGCATCGACCTTCGCGACATCGCGACTGCTGAGCGCAGTGCCTTCATCCCAGCAGACCGTCGCTTCCGCGTTCGAGAGCTGGTGCTGTCGACGGCAGGAGCAACGACTGACGTGCAGGTGCGCATCAGCGCCGGCGGGACGGTCGGGTACCTCGCGAAGGTCTCGACCCGCGAGCCGGCTGTCATCGGCCTTGACATGCTGCTGTTCGGTGGCGAGACGATCACGGCCCGAGGCACCGGCACCGGCAACGTCAACGCCTACCTCTCGGGCGTGCTGGAGGCCGTGTGAGCGCGTCCGTCCTCGGACACACCTCAGTCAGCGCGAGCAGCGTCAACCAGCTTCCGGCGCGGCAGCCAGCGCAAGGGCCAGGTTCCGGCAACCTCGTCGACGGGCTACGCGCTGGAGACACACTGCTCGTCTTCATCTCGTGGGACCACCACGTCCCGTCGAACTCGCGTGCGGTCGTGTCGTTGGTCGACGGTGGCCCGCACAGCGACGAGTACACCGAGGTCTCAGCTGCCCGACCGCAGTCCAGTAGCCCAACCTCCTGGGGCCACGTCTTCCGCAAGACGGTGTCGTCGCCGGCAGATGAAGAGGGCCGCTCGATCTACGTGCGGCCGCTGTCCGGCACCACGGCCACCTCACCTTCGCTGAGCACGAACAGCCTCAACGTGCACGTCATCGCTCTTCGTGAAGTCGGCAGCATCAGCGTCACCGAGTCCGACACGGTCACCGGTGTCAGGCAGGTGCCGGGCGGTGCAGCTGGCCTACCTGGAGCCGAAGGCATCCAGATCGCCATGAACATCGACCACTCGGGCAGCCCTGGCACCGGCTCTGGACCTGGCTTCGAGCCGCTGCGCTCGACGAGTGGCTCGAACACCGCGTTGCAGACCTTGCAGCGTCGCGTCTTCCCCGGCGCGCTACAGGTTCCACCGGACGGCATGTCTGAGCTGACGTCGTCCGGCCACGGGCATAGCCGCGTGCTCTTCTGCAGCACGGGCGGGGCGGGCATCGCACGCACTCGCAGTCGACGCTCGCTGGGCACTCAGGTGATCGGCAGCAGGAGCAGAGACTTCCTGTAGCTCTCCGCGAACGACCCGCGCGGCGGTCGTACCTTGCGCGTGCAGCAAGACCCACGCAGCAAGGACCCGCAGCACGTCGTCGCAGAGAGGTGAGCGCGCGCATGTCCATCATCAGCTCACCTCGGATGACGCGTCTCGCGAGTCGCATGGAAGCCTGCGACATCGGTGACGTCGCGCGGCGCACCGCGGTGAAGACGGCTGGCACGCTGGTCACTCCGCTACGCGCTGCGGTTCGGTCAGCTCCCGGCGGCGCGCAGGTCGCCCGAGAGGTGCGCGTGCACGACGGACACCTGAACGGCCTCGTCATGCGCGAGCGGGCCGGCCGCGGAGACGTCATCGTCGGCGTCAGCGGAGACTCGGAGCAGGCCGACCTTGCCGAGGAGCTGGAGTGGGGCGGCCTGGACACCTCGCCGCGCGCCTGGGTCCGCAGCACCGTCTCCCAGCGCGGCCCTGAAGTCATCCAGCACTGGTCCGCAGGGCTGACGCGCGAGCTGAACCGGAGGTGCCGGTAGTGCCCATCGGCGTCGGTGTACCAGGACAGGCCCTCATCAGCTCCGAGGAGTTGAACGACGGCTGGATCACCCGTGAGGACGCGGCGCTGAAGCGCAAGCTCTCAGGCGTGCAGGTGTTCGTCGCGGTCGACGACCGCGGGCCGGACCCGGACGGCGGCCAGGACGCCGACCACAACGACGGCCCGCCGGCGGTCGGACCCAACGCGAAGAAGCGAGCAGTCCCGGTCTACTTCCGGCTGCCCGAGAACGAGGTGCGCCGACGCACCTACCCGTACATCACCATCGACTTCCTCGGAGCCGTCCGCGACCGCGAGCGCGAGCACCGCGGCTTCGCGACGTACGGCGGCGCGGACACCTCCAACGCCTACACGCCCCCTGGCATGCCGGCCGCCGGCGGCCGCGTCGAGCTACCGATCCCGTTCCGTCTCGAGTACCAGATCACGCAGTTTGCCAGGTACAACCGGCACGACCGCCAGATCATGACGACCCTCATGTCGAACCGGCTCTCGCCGCGCTTCGGCTACCTCGAGATGGTCGCGACGGTGGACGCCCCGGATGACCTGTCGCTGCGCCGAATGGACTTGCTCTCCGGTCCCACACCGGGGGACACGCGCGATGAAGAAGGAAAGCGCGTGTTCCGCAAGATGTACACGGTCGGCGTCCAGTCGGAACTCTTCGAGTCCGACATGGCAGCGCTGGCAGCGGTGAACCGCTTCGACCTGGCGGTCATCGAGTTGGACACCACTCGGTAGCTCGTACTCGGACCCACCCCGTAGCTCGACTCTGAAGGAGAACAACACGATGACCACCCCGTACGCCCGCCCCGGCACGTACGTCAACGAGGTGCTGCTGCGCGAGCAGACGCCCGTCAACTCGACTGTCGCGGTCGCGGCCATCATCGCGCCGGCGCGGCGGGGTCCGACCATCCCCCGGCGCTTCACCAGCTGGTCCGAGGTCACGAAGGCGTTCGGCAACTTCACCGGCATTATTGCCGAGGACCAGCTGCTGCAGGCCCTGTACGACCAGTTCATCAACGGCGGCCGCACCGTCTTCGCGGCTCGTCCGGTCGGCACCGGTGCGGTCGCAGCGAGCCTCACCTTCCGGCTCGTCAGCCCTGATGCCGGCGTGACGCCTGGTGCCAACGCGCTGACGCTCACCGCGGACAACGTCGGCACCTGGGGTAACACCCTCTTCATCGAGGTGCTCAACGGCAGCGAGGCCGGTCGCTTCAGCCTCGTCGTCCGGCTCGTGCCGGTCGGCCAGACGCCTGGGGCGTCGCACATCGTCGAGCGCTGGACCGACCTGTCGTTGAACCCGCAGGACGCGCGCAACGCGCTCGGACTGCTCAACAACGTCGAGACCGGTTCGGCCTTCGTCGACGCGACGCTGTTCGCTGGCTACGTCTACACCGCCGGACACACGCTGGCCGCAAGCACGGTCGTCGGAGGCAGCAAGCTGATCGGCGGCGACGACGGCGCGGCCATCAGCGACACGTCGATCCTCAACGCCGTCTACTCCTGCGACATCATCACGCAGCCCTTCGTGCTCAACGTCCCCGGTGTCACGAAGGCTGTCCTGATCACCGCGTTCGCCGACTACGCGGACGCTGCGAGGACGCGGCAGGACATCCCCGAGCCGGGTCGTGGTGACGTCTTCGTCGTCGTTGACACGAAGTTCGGTGACGACGCTGACGCGGCCATCTCGCTCTCCAGCACCTACCCGAAGAGCGACCACCTGGCGGTCTACTACCCGCCCATCGTCGTCTCTGACCCGGCGAACGCGGTGCCCGGCAGCACGAAGCTGGTGCCGGTCGGTCCGTCCGTCGTCGGAAGGTTCATCGCGACCGACTCGACGCGCGGTTCCTTCAAGTCGCCTGCCGGCATCGTCGACGGTCAGCTCGCCGGCGTGCTCGCACTCGACCCGAAGGCGACGCTGAAGAACCCGCAGCTCGACCGCCTCAACCTGGCGAACGTCAACGCTGTGAAGATCATCCCGAACCGCGGTGCGACCATCTTCGGCGCGCGCACGCTGCGGCGTGACTTCGTCACCCGGTACGTGTCGGCTCGACGCACCATCATCAGCGTCCGCGCGGACCTGCTGAACGTGCTGGCCTTCGTGCCGTTCGAGAACAACGACCAGTTCCTCTGGGGCGCGATGGAGGACGCAGCCGACAAGGTGCTGCGCGAGCTGTTCGTCGCTGGCGGCCTCAAGGGCGCAACGCCGGACCAGGCGTACTACGTCAAGTGCGACGGCGACAACAACACCCTGGCGCAGGTGCAGGCCGGCCAGGTCAACATCGAGGTCGGTCTGTCGCTTCAGCGTCCTGCCGAGTTCGTCGTCCTCACCATCGCCCAGTTCGAGGGCGGCTCGGCCAACGTGGCCGAGAACGCCGCGTAGTCGACCGGCTACCAACCACTCCACGAGAAGAGAGAGTCAGCATGCCCGCCATCGTGAAGGACAGCCGGTCGTCGGTGAAGACCGACCCGCTGCGCAACTTCCGCTTCCAGGTCAACATCAACTACCAGACGAGCAAGGGCAACATGGCCGCCCGGCTCGGGTTCATGACGGTCGGAGGTCTGTCGGTCGAGACCGACCTGATCGCCTACCGCCAGGGTGGCTTCAACACCACCACCCAGAAGATGCCCGGCCAGAGCAACTTCCCGCCGCTCACCCTGAGCCGCGGGATGATGGTCGGCTTCGGCGACCAGTACGAGTGGTACAAGTCGATCTTCAGCGTCATCTCTGGTCGAGGCCCGACCCGTGGTGCTGCGCCGACCGACTTCCGCGCGGACATCGACATCTACGTGCTGGCCCACCCGTGGACCCGCAGCACGTCGGTGCCGGTCAAGGCGAAGTACCACATCTACAACGCCTGGCCGCAGAGCCTGGCGTACAGCGACCTCGACGCTGGCGGCAACGGTCTCATCATGGAGTCCATGGTGCTGCAGCACGAGGGCTTCGGCCTCGTGTACGCCAACGACAACGGCAACAGCGACGTCGCGGGCAGCAAGAACTACTAGGCGCACTTCACCACTCGGGCACGACCTCACAACAGGGAGCACGGAATGACGGCAGGGATGGCGTTGGACTTCGACAACGGTGGCGCGGAGGTGCCCCTGGACCCGGCACTGGATTCGCTTCCGGTGCCTGGCCGGGAGCAGCAGCAGCTACCCGACCCGGAGACGAACCCGGACGGGTTCAACGCCATCACTGCCTCCGTGCTCGGCGACGACGAGGACGACATCCTCATCGAGGGGCCGCCTGACGGCTCTGCTCGCCTGCTTGCCGGCTTCGTCGACGCCGACAGCAACCGCTGGACCGAGTGCACGGTGCGTGAGCTGCGCGGCCGTGACGAGGAGCAGCTCGAGCGGGCCTTCGCCACCGGCGACATGGGCCGCTACATCGACGCCATCGTGAAGGCCGGCGTCGTCAGCATCGGCCCGGTCGAGGACGTGAAGGAGCTGACCAAGGCTCTCGACACCCTGCTCATCGGCGACCGCGATCTGCTCGTGCTGCAGATCAGGCGCATGGCGTACGGCGACACGCAGCGACTCAACGTGCGCTGCCCGTTCTGCGAGACGGCCTTCGAGGTCGACTACTCCTACAGCAACGACGTGCCGCTCAAGCAGTACGACGTCGACGACCGCAACCAGCGGCTCTTCGACGTCGACCTGCCCAGCGGGGCGGTGTGCGAGGTGCGTCTGGTCGACGGCCGGGCGCAGAAGCTCGTGTACACCAGCGAGAACGTCAAGAAGACCGAGAGCGAGCTGAACACGCTCCTGCTCACCGAGCTGCTCGTCTCGCTCGACGGCAAGCCTGTGCGGGGTCCTGGCCCCGTGCTCGACATGCCCATGCGTGACCGCCTGCACCTGCTGCGCTTCCTCGTCGAGCGGCAGCCTGGTCCCCAGTACGGGGACGTGAAGCAGGAGTGCGCGGACTGCGCGCGTGAGTTCCCGCTCGTCATGACGCTGCGGGACATGTTTCGGGGCGACTGATGAGGACGGGCGACGCGCCAGCTACCAGACGCTCATGGTCGAGTACGAGGCCATCAGCAGGGCCTTCCCGTGGACGCTCACCGAGGTCCGCGAGCTACCCCGCCGAGAGCGTGACTACTGGTGGCGCGTCGCCCAGAAGCTGGGCACCAGGCGCTAGCCCGGCAGGACAGCGAGGACCGCGCCCAGCGCGAGCCACGCGAGGAACAGCAGGCCGATGCCGACGAAGAAGCCCTCGATGATGTTGCCCTCGCAGACGTACCGAGTAGCGAACCAGCAGGCGATGAAGGCGAACACGATCATGGGTCTTAGCTCCTAGTTAGTACACCAACGCTGCACCTGTAACGATACCTCACGAAGGAGACCTGCGGTGGCTGAGCCGACACCCGGTGCACCCGGCGGCGGCGGGAGCGGAACCAGCTCGGCCACCGCGGCGACCTTCATCGTCAACGACGCGTCGCTGCGCGAGCTGCGGCGCACCTGGCAGGGTCTGACGCAGGACGTCAAGAACTTTGACAAGGCCATTCAAGACCTGAAGCGGCGCGAGGGCGACCTGCGCCGGCTCGGTGCGCTCACGGGCAGCGTCGGCAGCCCCGGCGGCGGCGGCGGCACGGGGACAGGCAGCGGTCGCAACCCCGACATGCCGCCGGCCCCGCCGGCCTCGGTGCCGTCTGGGGCCGGCAACGGCGGGGGCAACGGCAACGGCACCCCCACGCCTGCTGGAGGCGGCTCTGCCGGCGGTGGAGGCGGCGGCATGAGCTGGCGGTCGGTGGTGAAGTACGGCGGCGGTGCAGCGGCAGCCGTCGTCGGGGCCAGCTCGGCCTACTTCAGCCCCCGCATGGGTGGCCTCAGCGACAACGACCTGCAGTCCAACTACCTCGGCCGGGCGACTGGTGGTGGGTACTCCGGGGCCGAGCGCCTGCGCGAGCAGATGGCTGCCACCGGCATCGGTGGTGCTCAGTCTCTGGAGGATCGCCAGGCTGGCATCCAGACACTCACGCGGGCCACCGGCGGCACCCTGACCACAGGTCGCGGCGGGGGCGTGCAGCGGCAGGCAGGAGAGCTGACAGCGCTGAACCCAGACCTTGGTCTCGGTGGCAGCGCGCAGGCGGCAGCGAGCCTCTACACCGGCACCTCGAGCAACCGCCTGCGCGGCGCGACCGGGCAGGGGTCGCTCGGGCGCGGCGGCGCGATGCAGAACCCGACGCAGGTCTACGACCGGGTGCTGCAGACCGTCTTCCGCGGACAGCCCTTCACAGCGCAGATGATCACCGAGGGCATGGTCCCTGGCTCACCGCTGCAGCGGTCGCTCGACTACCTGCTGCCAGACCAGAACGCGCAGGAGCAGTTCCGGCAGTACGCCATCACGCGTGCCAACGTCACGCCGAAGGGCGGCACGACGGCGGCCGGCGGCAACGCGGCGCAAGCTACGAGGGCCATCAGCGCAGCTGCGAAGCTGAACGCCGGGCAGAACGTCAGCTCCGAGGACCGCGCGCTGGTGAAGCAGGCCGGCCTGCGTGACAACATCCGCAGCTCGCAGAACCGCAGCTCGGCGCAGAGCGTCGAGAACGCCACCGAGCTAGGGGAGGCCGCTCGCGGCGGCATCATGGCCGGCTTCGAGACGCTGGCCGACACGACCGAGAACCTGACGCAGTCCTTCATCGACCTGAACGACAAGCTCGGGGGTCTGCCGCTGAACGGCGCGGGCTTCGCGGCCGCCGCCGGCAGCCCGATCATGAACGGACTCGCTGCAGCTGGTGGTGTCGGAGGTGCGCTCTTCGCGGGATCCCAGATCAAGGATCTGCTCGCTGGCCGTCGTCGTCGGCGCAACGGCGCAGGCGGCGGTGGCGACGGAGACGGAGACGGAGGCGGTGGCGGCCTCGGTGGCGGTGAGCAGCGCGTCTTCGTGACGAACTGGCCAGACTGCATCTGCGACGGGGGCAGTGGCGGCGGGGACGACGATGACCCTGACGTCGGCCGCCGGCGCGGGGGTCGTCCTCGCCCTGGCCGCGGTCGTGGTGGACGACTCGGGCGAGCAGGGCGTGGACTGGGTCGCGGCGCAGCTGCAGCTGGACGCTTCGCCGCCAGCGGTGCCGGCCTGGCAGCTGGAGCCATCGCTCTCGGCGCGGCCGCCGGCGGGTCTGCCATCGTCGCTGGTCTCCGTGAGGGCGAGCAAGACGAGCTGAACGACGGCATGAAGGCCCGCGGGTCCGAGCAGGCCGGCGACGGCGGTCGCGGCTTCGACACCTGGAAGTCGCTGACGGCGCACCAGATGTTCGGCAAGATCCCAGGACTGGGTGACGCCATCGACCGCGGCACCGGCTACAAGTACGACCGCCTCGCGGCCGACCACATCCAGAGCAAGCACGGGGAGCCGAAGCGGGACTGCCCGCTGTGCGAGAAGGGCATCCCGAACGGCCAGAAGTCCCTCTCCAACTCGAGCACCTCGACGCCCGGAGCACCGCCGCCCGCGCCGTTCTTCAGCGCCGAGGACACCAGCGGTGGCGTCCCCCGCATGCGCAAGGGCGGCCGCGTCGCTGGCAACCACACCCAGGACAGCGTGCCGATCCTCGCCACGCCTGGGGAGGTTGTCGTGCCGCTCGAGGTCGTCAGCCGATTCGGCGGCGCGCAGGCGCTCATGAAGAAGCTCGGCTTCAGCGGCACGGTGCTCGGCGGTCAGGGTGACGGCTCGCGCTTCGCCAAGGGCGGCGAGGTCACCGGTGACACCGAAGGCATGCACCCCGAGTTCATGCGCCGGCTCAAGGCGTGGTCGGCGTCGGTCGGCACGTCGTACAACGTTGGCTCGGGCTACCGCAACATCAAGGAGCAGGAGCGGCTGTACGACCGCTGGATCCGGCGCGTGCCGGGTCAGGCCAAGGCTGCGAAGCCAGGCAGCTCCAACCACAACTTCGGGCTGGCCAGCGACGGTCCGCACTGGGGTGGGAAGAACCCCGGCGCGTTCGGGCTCGTCTACCCGATGAGCTTCGAGCCGTGGCACGTCGAGCCGGTCGGTGCGAAGAGCATGCGCAGCGGGGCAGTCAACCCGATGGACCTCGCCGGCGCGTCGACAACGGATCCTGCCAACGGCGTTGGGGCATCACCGCAGATGGCTCCTGTGGCCATCGCAGCTGCGAACAACGGCGGCAGCTTCGCCAGCGAGTCTGAAGCTCTCGGCGCAGTGCTGCAGGGCGCGGCTGCGAAGCTCGGCGCAGCCGTGGCAGGCATCAGCTCGGAGCGGGGCGCTGCGGCTCCCGCAGCCCCTGTGTCGGCCGGCAGTGACACCGCGGCGGCAGCCCCGGCGAACCCCGGAGGTGCAGCTGCTCTTGGCCAGGCGAAGGCCGCGGCTCGAGGCTGGACCGACAACGAGTGGGACAGCCTCTACAAGCTCTGGATGAAGGAGAGCGGCTGGAAGGCCGACGCCGTCAACCCGACGTCAAGCGCCCGCGGCATCCCGCAGATGATGATGTCTGCCCACTACGGCAAGGGCTGGAAGACCAGCCCCGAAGCGAAGACGTACCTCGGCGACGCAGGCACCCAGATCGACGTCGGTCTGAAGTACATCGCCGGCCGGTACGGCACCCCGTCGAAGGCGTGGGCGCACAGCCAGCGCAAGAACTGGTACCAGAAGGGCGCGTGGGACGTCGTCCAGGACGAGACGGCCCAACTGCACGCCGGCGAGATGGTCGTGCCGAAGAAGGCTGCCGGCAAGCTCCGCTCGATGATCGCGCAGTCGCGCACCGCAGCGGGCTCCATGGACGCTCCGATGGCCAGCAGCGGCGGCGTCTCGCGCAGCGTCACGCTGTCCATCACCGCGCCCGTCACGGTTGTCGGCAAGGCTACGCAGCAAGACGCTCGCGGTTTCCTCGAGATGGTCAAGGCAGAAGCCGAGCGTGGCAGCACGCTCGACATGATCGGAGCGGGCGCATGATCATCGAGGGCCTCGATGGCAACCCAGGGACGGTCGCCGTCACGAAGAGGGGAGGGATCGGCCTGCAGGGGAAGTTCAGCGCGAACGACCTCAACCAGTACGTCAACCCAGCCGCCGACCCTCGTCTGAACAGCATCTTGACGAAGATGAACAGCCCCCTGAAGCAGGGCATCATCCAGCAGACTGACGACAACGTGCAGGGTCCGCAGAAGTACCCGTTCGCATGCCGCTTCATGTTCAACCCGACGACGCTGAGCGTCGGCTACCAGGCCATCGAGAGCGGCATCGACCCGAGCGAGCAGACTGCCGCGCAGCAGGCAGCGGTGGCAATCGGCGTCGGACAGACGACGCTCGCTTTCAACCTGCTTTTCGACCGGACGTACGAGGTCGCCTACGGCCCCGGCAAGACGCGGCCGACCGACCTGCGTGACATCGGCGTGTACCGCGACATCGCTGCACTCGAGAGCGTGGTCAAGGCGCGCGACAACTTCGCTCCCGCGGCCGACGCCGTCATCACTCCGATGACTCTCGTTCCCTGCTACTTCGTCTTCGGCGGTGGTGCTGGCAAGGTCGGCTTGACCTTCATCGGAGCCATCACGTCGATGACCGTCGACTACTCCACCTTCAGCGACCGCATGGTGCCGATGCGCGCAGCGGTGACGCTCCAGGTCACGCAGCACCTCGGGCGCAGCTTCAACGACTTCGGCACGAAGGGAGGCACGCTGCTACAGCGTGCACAGGAACGCGGTCGTGTCGTGAAGAACGGGCAGAACCTGCCCCCGGCTGCAGCAGCTGCGCCGCGTAAACCACCAGCTAGGCCCCGCGGACGCCAACCGGAAGAGTTCTCCTGATGCCCGTCTACGACGAAAGCCGTTACGCCGGAAGCCGGCTAGCTCCTGTCGCTGCCAGCGACGGGGTCTTCCGCGTCACCATTCAGCCTGCGCTCGGCGATCCGATCATCGACGACTTCACGATGCACCTAGTCGTCGAGGGAGACTCGCTTGACCGCCTGGCTGACCGGGCGTACGGCGACAGCGAGTTCTGGTGGCGCATCGCGGACGCCAACCTTGACGTGCTCCTCGGCTACCCAGACGATCTGGTGCCTGGCCAGCTTCTGCGCATCCCTGTGCTGGCGGTCGATCTCTGATGGTGCGCACTCTCGACCGGCCCTACTTGATGGTCGACTTCCAGCGCGCGCAGAAGCTGACCTACCAGCAGCCGACGGCTGCGCTCGTGCGGCAGAAGGAGTACCAGCACGACACCGTGCTGCTCACCTACCGCGACTCGGGCATCGGCCGCCGGCGCTACCGACGCGGTCAGCCTGTCGTCGTGCGGTGGGGGTGGTTGCCGCGTGACATCGAGACGTTCTACGGATACGTGCACAGCTCGAAGCTCATCCAGAAGCGCAAGGGCCAAGCCGCGCGGCTCGAGGTGTACCTCGTCGGTGCGAGCTACCGGCTGAACAAGCCGCGCATGCGCAGCTTCCTGAGGCTGAACGTCGTGCCCCTCATCAGGCGCATCGGCAGCGAGCACCGCTTCACGATGCGCAACGACCCCAGCACCCGCTTCCACCGTCACATCCCGCAGCTCGGACGCACCGACTGGAACGTCTGCGTGCGGTTGGCCAAGGACATCGGCTTCACCTTCAGCGCACGACGCACCGAGCTGCAGTTCAAGCGCCGACTGCTCGAGGTGCGTCCCGGCGTGCCCGTGCCGACGTTCCGCTTCGCGCAGGGCTACGGACCGACGCGAGGCACGCTGTTCGAGTTCATGCAGCGCACCGGCGCATCACCGCTCGCCAGCAACATGAAGCGCCTAGTGCGTGGGGTAGACGACAACGGACGTCCCTTCAAGTCGACGTTCCGAGAGAACCCCCGCGACAAGGGCGACGCGCCCGTCTTCACCGAGTTCATCACGAAGGAAGTTGCGACAAGCATCGCCGACGCCAACGAGACCATCTCTGGTCTCAACGGCATGAACCGCTTCTTCGTGACAGCGAGCGCTGTGGTGTCCGGCTTCTCGCGGCTGCGCTGCGGGCAGACTGTCGCCTTCACCGAAGCCGTCGACGAAGCCACCGGTCGCTGGTGGACCGGTTCTGTCGAGCACCATCTCGAAGGACAGCGGCCCGGCCGGCCGACGACGTACCGCTGTCACCTCGAGCTGGGCCGAGACAGCGTGCTGCAGGTGCCTGTCGTCTCTGTCGACCCCGTGACCGGAGAGCCGGTGGCGGAAGAGCCAGCTCTGGACCCGGACCGGGACGACACGAGCAACGATCCTGAGGTGCCCACGATCTTCAACCCTGACGACGACTGCTCACCCATCGAGCAGCCACCCGGCCGTCCCGAGCGCGTCATGAACAAGCGCCGGCTCGAGGCTCCGCGGCTTGACCGCTGGACCGCCCAGGTGTCGAAGGCGCGTCGGTGACCGGCGAAGACGAGGTGCAGCTCTTCGGTCTGTACCGCGGCAAGGTGCACGGCACCGCGGACCCTGAGAAGCGCGGCCGACTGCAGATCACGGTGCCGACGGTGAACGGCGGGGCTGCCTTCGACTGGGCGCTGCCCTGCTTCCCGTACCTGACGCAGCAGCCGAAGCTCGTGCAGACGACCGCGAACGGTGCTGACAGCCGGGGGGACTCGCACAACCTCCCTGTCACGGGCAAGACCGAGAAGATCACCCTGCGGATCCCGAAGCGCGGAGACCCCGTCTGGGTCATGTTCGAGAACGGCAGCCCCACCAAGCCGGTTTGGCTCGGAACCTGGATCGGGATGTGACGTGAAGCCGAAGAGCGAGCAGCAGTACATCGTCGACGAGACGACTGGGTGCTGGGTCTGGCAGCGCACCCTCGTCAAGGGCTACGGACAGTTCATGGTCGACGGCGTGAAGAAGGGGGCGCACGTCCACTTCTGGGAAGCCGTGCACGGTCCGGTGCCCGAGGGTCTTGAGCTAGATCACCTCTGTCGACGAACGAGCTGCGTACGCCCTGAACACTGCGAACCTGTGACCCACCTCGAGAACCAGCGCAGGCGCGCGGCCGCGGTGACGCACTGCCCTGCCGGCCACGAGTACGACGAGACGAACACGCACGTCAAGAAGTCAGGCGCGCGGCACTGCCGGGCGTGCAACCGGGACGCCATGCGGCAGCGTCGGACTCTGCAGAAGATCGGGATGTGACCTGATGGACCTCAAGCTGCCCTTCGGCGTCGACAACTTCGGACGCATCGCCACGACGTCGGTGCCCGAGGTGGTTGGCCGCCAGCACCTCACGAGCTTCCTGCTGACGCAGCCTGGAGAGCGGGTCATGCGCCCCGACTTCGGCAGCCCCATCCGAGAGACGGTCTTCGAGCCGCTCGACGAAGTGACGGCCGCGCTGCTCGTCACGCGAGTTCAGGAGCGCGTCGAGACCTACGTCCGCACTGCGCGCCTGGTGAGTCTGGGAGCCGACGTCGACTCTGAGCAGTCGGCGCTGCGCCTGACCGTAGAGTTCGCGCTGGCTGTAGGGGCAGGAGAAGGAGTCACGCGCTCCACGACGATCACACTGGGTGGTGGCGAGTGACGACGACCGGACTGCCGGCCATCGACTACACCTCCAGGGACTTCGCAGGCTTCCGCGAGAGCCTGCTCACCTTCGCAGCTGAGCGCGCCCCGGAGTGGCGCAGCGCGGCGACAGGTGACCCGAACGACCTCGGCGTCGTGCTGGCCGAGATGTTCGCCTACGAGGGCGACGTCCTCAGCTACTACACCGACCGCGTCGCCAACGAGGCGTTCCTGCAGACCGCGACGCAGCGGCAGTCGGTGCTGAACCACGCCGCGGTGCTCGACTACACGCCGCAGAGCGCCACCGGCTCGGTGGTGCCCGTCACGATGTCGGTCACGACGTCGAACCTCAACGTCACCATCCCGGCTGGCTTCAAGCTGTCAACCGCTCCGCAGGAGAGCAGCGCTTCTGAGCCCGGCAGCGGCAGCGCCCCGAACCTCTCTCGCGACAACGCACCGGTCGTCTTCGAGACCACCGTCCCGATCACGTTCGCAGCAAGCACCGCGCGTGACGCGAACGGCGGCGTCCTGCCGGCCCGCACGAGCATCACCGTCATCGCGCAGCAGGGCGAGACTGTCCTCGACGAGGTCATCGCGACGCTCTGTGCCGACCCGAACGCGAGCTACACGCTGGCGCAGGCTCCGGTCATCTCGGGCAGCGTCGTCATCCGCGTCGTCGAGCGACCCGGCGACGCCGGCCAGGTCTGGTTCCGCGTCGGCAACCTGCTCGACGCCGGCCCGCTCGACAACGCCTACCAGCTCACCATCGACGCCGAGGACGCCGTCACCATCACCATGGGCGACGGCGTCAACGGACGCATCGCCCCTCGCGGATCCGTGCTGCACGCCCGCTACCGCGTCGGCGGCGGCTCCGAGGGCAACGTGCCGGACGGCACCCTCACCGAGGTTGTCGACCCTGAGGACATCAGGTACACCAGCCCGACCGGCACGCCTCTCGGCGAGAGCGACCAGCTCGCGCCGACTGAGCTGGTCGCCGTCAACCTGCAGCCTGCCCGCGGTGGCACGGACAGCGAGTCGCTTGAGAGCATCCGAGCGAACGCCCCCCGCGCCCGGCGCACGAACGGCCGCGCCGTGTCGCTGCGCGACTACGAGGTGCTCGCCGTGACCGTGCCTGGCGTGCAGATCGCGAAGGCCAAGGCAGTGGCGCGCGTCTACACCAACGTCACGCTCTACCTCGCGCCGCCCGGCGGCGACCAGCCCTCACAGCAGACGCTGAACGCCGTCATCGACTACCTGCTGCCACGCAAGATGGCCGGTGTGACTGTGGTCGCCGCGACTCCGACGTACGTCCCCATCGACATCTCGCTGAACGTCATCGTCGACAGCCGCTTCAGCCAGGAGACGGTGCGGCAGGCTGTCAACAGCGCGCTGCAGGGTGTCCTTGCCTTCGACAACGTCGGCTTCGGCGAGCGTGTTGCGCTGTCGACGGTCTACGCCACCGCCATCCGCGTGCAGGGTGTGATCAACGTCAGCATCAGCCGCATGGCCCGTACCAGCGGTGCTGTTGGTGCGGCTGACGTCTCGCTTGCCGACAACGAGCTGCCGATCATCGGCACCTTCGCGCTGACTGCCGAGGGCGGCGTCGTGAACAGCGCCGGGGCAGCCGGTGCTGCAGCTACCCCGACCGCGAGCACGCAGCCACAGCTCCGTCTGCTGCGCTGCGACCCGAACAGCACTCACGTCGAGCTGACGTGGTCGCCTGGAGCGAACACCACCTACTGGGACGTGGAGGTCGAGTACCGAACCACCGCAGGAGTGGTCTCGCGCAAGACTGTGCTCGGCCCCTTCAGCTTCGGCGAGGCGTCCTTCGACCTTCCTCGCATCGGAGGCGGCGTCGCGCAGGTGCTGGCGTTCCGCACGCTGGCCTTCAACGGCAACACCGGCCCGGTGGCCAGCGCCTTCGCCACGACCCCGTACGTCTGCGAGTAGGAGAGCCTCATGGTCGCCAGCTACCCCAACTCGACGAGAGCCTTCGTCGCGCGCGTCGACCGCGTCGACATCAACGCCGCGCAGGACATCAACGACCTGCAGGAGGAGGTCGTTGCCATCCAGCAGGCTCTCGGCCGCAACCCAGCGACGTCAGAGACCTTCCCCGCAACCGATGTCGGTAGCCGACTGGCGCTGTTCGAGGCCAACGTCATCCCGCGTGTCGCGACGCTGGAGAACCGGCTCAAGCGGGCAGCCGTCACTGTCAACCGCACCAGCTCGGTGCTCTACAGCAGCTCGGCGAACTTCCAGGCTCTGACCTTGCCCGACACCGTCGTCAGCTTGAACGACTACGGCACTGCGTTGTCGATGTACGACGGCGGCTTGGGTCGGTTCTACAGCGTCGCGCCCTCTCCTGGCATCTGGAGCTTGACCGCAACGGTCACCTTCGAGTCAGTCGCTACCGCAGTCGGCTTGCGAGGGCTGGCGTTCTTCACAGCTGCCGGCAGCGTCCTCGCGATGGACGAGCGACTCGCGTTCGGCGGCGAAGACCAGACCATCAGCTTGAGCTGGCTCGGCCGCCTGCCGGTCGACCCGACGAGCTACGTGACGCTCGCGGTCAAGCAGAGCCAGGGCACCGCGGTGAGCTTGCGTGGGGACACCGCGAGCACGCCGCTCCGCGCCGACTACACGCACCTCCCCGGCTAGCGCATGGCGTCAACCCGGTACGGCCAGCGGCTCTACGGCACCGCGCTCTACAGCGGCAACCTTGAGTCCGAGTTCGTCGCGTCCGAGTTCCAAGCTCGCGCCACGGACTACGGCCGCATCAGCGTGACGTGGACTCGGCCTGGTGGGGTCTGGACTGCGCAGCGGCTCGTCCGCAACCTTGTCGGCAACCCTATCGACGAGAACGACGGCGAAGCGCTGCTCGATCAACCGACCGCCCTCGCAGCGACGAGCTACACCGACAGCGACAAGGTCGTGCTCGCCGCGGGCAGCCAGACAGCGCTGTACGACCTCTCGGTATTCGGCACTGGGCGGTACGGCTCTGAGGACCCCGTCAGCCCTCCTGTCGGCGGGACGCACTACTACTACGGCCTGTTCGTGCGAGACGTCGCGACGGCGCTGTGGCGACGCACTGGCGTAGCCGAGGTGCTGGCCACGAGCGACCACGGCATGACGCAGCGGATGTACCGGCGGCTGCCTGACGTCTTCAAGGCCCCGGAGTACAACGCAGTCGGCGACCTTCGGGACGATGAAGAGCAGACCTTCCTCTACCGCTTCCTGTCAGCGTTCGGCTTCCAGCTCGACCACGCGCGCACCGAGCTGGAAAGCCTTCGTCGGGTGAACAACCCCCGCGAGCTGTCGAGCACCCTGCTGCCGGCGCTGGCGCAGCAGCTCGGTGTCGACTACGAGCCTGAGCTGGGCGACCGGCTCATGAGGCGCATGACAGCGAGCGCCCTGCGCCTGTGGGGCGTACGCGGCACTCTCGCTGGCGTCCGCGAGCTGGCTACCGTCTTCACCGGCTGGGACAGTGCCGTACGACTCGGGCACAACCTCGCGCTCGACCGCCTCGACGCCGGACCGGATGGCGGCGTCGGGCGATGGACAGGTCGCACCAACTGCACCACTTCGTACGAGGGCTTCGTGCCGGCGAACCGAGGCCCCGGTGGGGAAGGCGCAGTCGTCATCACCGCGACAGCTGCAGGGGTCTGTGAGGTGCGCCCTGCGCCGGTAACTCCCAACAGCCGTGAACGCCTGCAGTACGCGTCGCCGGTCATCCCGAACTTGCCCTACATGGTCAGCCAGTACGTGCGCACGACCGCGCCTGGTGTCACGGCTGCAGTAGGGCTGCGTTGGCTCAACGTCGAAGGCAACGTCGTCGGTGCGGTCAACGTCGGTGACCCGACCAACGTCGTCGACAGCTGGACAGCACGCCCAGCTCACACCGCACTGGCTCCTCCGACAGCCCGCTACCTCGAGTACCACCTAGTGCTGAACGGGCTCACCGCGGGCGCGACTGTGCGAGCTTGCGCGCTGCAGATCCAGGAGGACTACGTCCTTCGCCCGTGGGCACCGGCGCGCGAAGTCCGGCTGTTTCTCGCCGCGAACCTCGTCAACTACGTCGGCAACACGTCAGGCTTCGGCAGCTCGGCCGAAGGATGGAGCAAGAACGTCGCTGCCCCTCTCGGCTTCGGTGGGCTGACCTTCGAGTCAGTCGTGCAGTCGTCGCAGACCGCGGTCGCTCTCATCGACGCTCTCACTGTCACCTACGCCGGCGACGTCGCAGGAAGCGACAACGCCAAGCCGGTGTTGCCGCCCTACATCGCGACGTACGAGGCAGAAACTCGTCTCGTTGAGCCACGGCAGCCGTGGTCGTTGCTCGTCGACATGGCCACCGTCAACACGATGGGCTTCCAGACCGTCGAAGTCGGCGTCGCGAAGTTCGACGGCAACGCTTTCATCGGCTACGAGTTCGGTGAGCCGAAGCAGATTGGCAGCGGCCTGCAGACCGTGCGCTACGAGCACACCGTGCCGGACCAGGCGAACTACGACCGCATCCAGCTCGTCATCCGCTCGAGCACCACAAACCTTCTCTGGCGCAACGCAACGATGCTGCAGTGCCTCATGATCGTGGCCCGCCAGTTCGACGGCGCAACGCCGTCACTGCAGAGCGAGTACGTGTGGCAAGGCGTGCCGCACCGCAGCCCGACGCACTACTACGAGCGCCGCAGCTCTCGCGTCTCACGACTCAACGAGTTGGTCCAGGACTTCATCCCTCACCCGGCGCAGTACAAGCTGCTGTTCGCGCAAGCTGTCGTCGACAGCCCTCGCGCTTCGCACGGCACTGACCTCGACCCCGACGACTCTCCCCTGATCACAGTCGGCGCGCGCATGCGCACACGGTGGACTGCCACGGTGCCCGTCAACCGCAGTCTTGCGTCGAGGTGGAACGCCTTCTCCAACGCGGTCAACAACGACCTCACGTTGCGATTCAACGTCGACAAGCTCAACAAGATGGTCGGCTTGAGGTACAACCTGCTGATCAACGACTACGCGGTCGGACGAGAGCTGAACGTCTACTGGGTCAGCAACGAGAACTTGTCGCTCGTCGACGCCGTCACCGTCGAGTCCGACCTCGAGACCTACTCGGTGGTGCAGAGCGAGACGACACCAGACACCTACGCCGCGCGCCAGGCGCTCTACCCGACCTACATCGACACAACGCGCGACGACCAGCCTCTCGGCACTGCGATCATGCGTGTTCGCGACGACTTCGACCGAGCGAACAGCTTGACGTCCCTCGGCCGCGCGAGTCTCGGCAGCGAGTGGCTTATCGTTCGCGGTGTCTGGGGCATCAGCAACGCCCAGGCGTACAGCGACACCGCTGGCGACGCTGACCTCGCACTGCAGCTCGTCAACAGCCCGAGCATGCACGTCACCTCGAGCTTCCGCCGGCTGCCTCTGGTCGCGACGTGGCAGATCGTCGCGCGCAGCTCCGCTGACGGCACCAGCCACTACGCGCTCGAGGTCGAGCCGAACGGCACGGTGAGACTGACCCGCCGCGTCGCCAACGTGCGCTCCGTGATGGCCAGCACTGCCGCAGGGGTCGCTGTCGCTGGAGACAGCTGGACGCTTCGAGTCGAGACCGAGCTGGGTGTCACGCGCGTCGGCGCGAGCCGCAACAGCGCGGCCGAGGTGCTGACTCTCACGGACACAGCGCCACTGACGGGCAGCCTGTACGCAGGCATGCGGGTACGCACCAGCGAGGCCCGGACGCAGCCCCGCTGGGACACGTTCATCGTCAGCACGAGGAAGTAGGAGAGCAACATGCCCGGCAGCACCGCACGAGGCGGCTACCCCTTCCCGACCACAACCGACCCCGACGACGTCCCCGTGGACCTACGACGGCTGGCAGACCGCAGTGCAGAGGTCAACACGTTGTTCTCCGACGTGCAGCTCGGTGATCGACTCGCGGCGTCTGTTGACAACCGCGGCACGCTGTACCGCAACCCGCAGACCGGACTGTTCAGCTGGAGCACCGGCACGGACTGGGTGTCGGTCAACCCACCGAAGGTCGTGCGCATCCCGCACACCTTCGTCGCCGCGCCCGACGTGCTCGTAGCTATCGACGACACCGGCTTCATCCCGCCGTTCTTCGTCGCAGCGCCTCCAGGCCAGACGGTCACGCTGGTCGGCGTTCGGCACGGCATCCGCAGCGGCACAAGCGTCACCGTCAACGTGCAGCGAAACGGCCAGACCGTCGCCGGCCTCGGCAACGTCAACGTGACGACGACGAACACCAGCACGATGCTGAACGAGAAGCTCGCGCTGGCTGACCTCGATCGTCTGCAGATCGTCGTCAGCGCTGTCAGCGCTGCACCCAACACCCCGAAGAGCATGAGCTTCACGCTCTTCCTCGAGTACTCGGTCTGACGCATGGGCATCGCTGTCGCCGACAACTTCGTCCGGGCCAACGGTCCGCTCGGCGTCAGCTCCAGTGGCTTCCCTTGGGAGGTCGTGCGGGGCAGCGTCACCATCAGCGGCAACAAGGGGTTGGCCCAGAACACCAGCCCTGGACCGTTCGCCGTGATGGACCTGCTCTTCGCCGGGCATGACGCGTCGGTCAGCATCGCATTCCCCGCCGGCGGTCATGGACAGGCCATCTACTTCCGCGTCAAGGACGTGCAGAACCACTGGCGCTTCTTTCACCACTACTACACGCAGACGTTCTGCAGCACCGATGCGGCCGGCGTGACGACCTGTGAGACGTACGGCTACGTCGACATGATCTTGCAGAAGTGCACTGCAGGTTCTTACACACAGGTTGGCCGAGTCAGTGGTGGCGTCGGGTCGATGAACATCACGATGCGAGGCGACCTGATCGAATGCCGAGGTGGTGGCGCTGCCACGCTAGCTTCCGCGACAAGCACGTTGTTCATCAGCGTCACCGACTCGTACCTGGCGAAGGAGACGAAGCACGGCTTCGGCTACTGGGAGAGCACGCAGAACGGCAACGCCGGAATCGGCGCGTTCGATGCACGACCCTTCCACCTCGGCAACTACACGCCACCGCTCTACCTCTGACGGTCTCCCAACCTGGGAGACTCCTCACGACCCGGCAACTAGGAGCACTGCATGCCTCGCGCGCACTTCACCAAGGCCGTCATCCGGCGTGTGTCCGGTGCGCCCGCAGACGGCAGCGTCGCGGTCCACGAGAACGGCACGCTGACACCCATCGCGCAGCTGCTCTACACCAGCGACACCGGCACTGCGACTCTGCCCAACCCCTTCACCTTCGCGCAGGGGCAGATCGACTTCTACCTCGACAAGCCGCAGCGCGTCCGGGTCGTCGTCACCCCGTCCGGCTCGGCTGCGCAGACCTTCGACGACGTCGACGTTGACGAGCCGGCGAACCTCTCGGCTCGCTTCCTCTACGACGTCATGACTCCCGGCGTCATGACGTCCGGCGTCGAGCGACGCAGCGTCTTGGGCCTTGAAACCGGCTACCCCGGTACGCCGGTGCTGCTGCTGCCGGCGGTGCCGGTCGGCCGCCGTCGCGTCATCAAGAGCATCACGGCGCACAACGCCGGCGACTCACCTATCGGCTACGCGCTGACAACGGCCACCGACAGCAGTCTCGCCAGCGACTTCAACGGTGGCACGATCATCCAGGGATACGAGGTGCAGAGCCTCGACAGCTCTCTCGTGCTGCTTGAGGGTGAGGAGCTGCGCTGCAGGTACTCCGCGGCCACCGCGGCTGTGCAGGCGAACCTCGGCTTGCAGATCGCCTACGTCGACATCGACCCTGCCGCCACGCAGGTCGAGCGCATCGGACGCGTCGGATCCATCCCTGCAGACGGTGCATCGACCGTCGTGGGTGGGGCGTCTGCTCGCGACCGCATCGTCGCGCAGGTCATGGTCGCCAACCGAGACACGTCGCCGGCGTACGTCAGTGTGCTGCTCGGCACCGAGAACCTGTGCCGCTCGATGCGCGTGCCGGCGAGCAGCATCACCGTGCTGAACGGCCCGTTCCGCCTCGCGCCGAACGAGAACCTGACGGTGCGCAACCTCGTGCCGCTGCCCGGTGGTGCGGCCGCGAACATCTCGGCCAGCGCGTTCGGCTACACCCGCACGCTGGACTAGGAGAAGAACATGGGTCTGTCGACTACGAAGACGGGCGGCTCAACGCGGCGCTCGGTCAGGATCACCACGACCAGCACCTTCGTCGTGCCCGCCGGTGTCACCATGCTCGACGCTGTCACGGTGGTTGCCGGCGGCGGCGGCGGCGGGGGCGCTGGTTACGGCAACGACGTCTCTGGTTCGTCAGCTGGTGCAGGCGGCGGTGGAGGTGGTGGTGCTGTCGTGGCTCGCGGCGTGCCGGTTACTCCCGGAGCCAGCTACGCCGTCATCGTCGGAGCAGCCGGAACGTCTGGACTGGGTGCTGCAGCAGGTGGTGTCGACGCCAACGCCGGTGGTGTGTCGATTGGCGGCACCGGTGGCAACTCGATTGTGTTCAGCATCGTGGCCACCGGCGGCGCAGGAGGAGCTATCGGCAGCAGTGCAACGGCGGTCGGCGGCGTCGGTGGTGCTGGAGGATCCGGGGGTGCTCCCGGTGGTGGTGGTGGTGGTGGCAACAACGCCGCTTCAGCATCCAGCGTCGGTGGTGCCGGTGGTGCCGGTGGCAACATCGGGTCTACAACGAACGTTGTGCCTGTTGCCGCGGCCGGCGTCTCGTCGAGCTACGGACCCGGCGCTGCTGGTGTGTCGCCGACAAACTCAGCGGTGCTCATGACCGGTTTCTCCGTCGGCGGCGGTGGTGGTGGTCAGGGAGGCAGCTACGGCCAGAACGTCTCAGCGACGCCGTTTGGCGGCGGTGGTGGCGGCAAGGGTGCCAACCTCACCATCGGCGGCGCGGCCGGCTCGGGTGGCAACGGCTCGAGCAACCAGGGTCAGGACGGCACCAACGCCTCTGAAGGCGGTGGAGGCGGCGGCGGTGGCGCAAGCCACGTCGGATTCTTCGGCGTCACGCGTGGCGCGAACGGCGGCACCGGCGGCGTGGGCCTGGTCGTCATCGAGTGGACGGAGAGCTAGATGGGTGCCTCGAGCACTGCAGCAGGTGCCGGCTCCCGCCGGCGGTCTCAGCGCTTCACGACGTCGGGAACGTTCGTCGTCCCGCCTGGCGTCTTCTTCGTCGACTGCTTCCTGACCGGCGGTGGCGGTGGGGGATCGACCGGCGGCACCGCGTTCAGCGGACAGGGCGCGTCGGCCGGCGGCGGTGGCGGCGGCACTGGAGCGTTGATCTTCGCCCGCAACATCCCCGTGACGCCGGGTGAGAGCCTCGCAGTCACGCTCGGAGCTGGTGGCCTCGGTGGCGCGAGCTACACCGCTGCTCAGAACACCAACGTCAACGGCCTCGTCGGTCAGGGCGGTGGAACGACCGCGTTCGGTCAGCTGCAGGTTGTGGGCGGCGGTGCCGGCACTGGTGCCGGCGCGCAGGGTGGCACGGGTGGCACAGGCGGTTCGGGTGGCGCTGGCGGTGGAGGCGGCGGCGGTGGCCTCAACAGCACCGGCTCGCCCATAACACCTGCAGCGGGTGGCTCAGGCGCGCCGGTAGGTGCGCTCGGGTCCGGTGCGTTGAACGGCTCCGTTGGAGTGGCTTCGTCGTACTCCGGGGGTCCAGGAGGTACGGGGCAGACGGTGTCGCAGGCAGGTTGGTCGCCGGGTGCCGGCGGCGGCGGCCAGGGCAGCAACTACACGGTTGGCGGCAACGGCGGCAACGGTGGCTCGACGTTCCAGGGTGGCGCGGGCGGCTCGGGTAGCCGTTCTGCGGGTGCCGGCACGGCGGGCACAGATGGCGGTGGAACGAGCTGCGGTGGTGGCGGTGGTGGAGCGAACTGCTCCACGAGCGGACCTATCACGGCGGGCAAGGGCGGCAACGGGGGCTCCGGGGCTGTCTTCATCGAGTGGACGGAGTTCTAGGACATGGGCAGGTACGCACTGATCGACCGCGACGGCAACGTCGTGAACCTCATCGAGGCTGAGCAGGAGTTCATCGACCAGCTCGAGGGACTCATCGCTGACCCCGCGGTGAACACCGGCTCGCTGCCGGCCGGTCTCGAGTACGTGCCGCTGGAGGGCTTCGACGAGCTGAACGGCGAAGTGCCTCGGCCTGAGGTCGGCGGCCGGCGGGACAGCAACGGCATCTTCCTGCCGCCCGGAGCGCAGGTCGAGTCGACGGTCAACGACCGCACCAACGAGACGAACCCGCCGCGCCCGGACAGCGGCAAGGCCCGCCCGGAGGTGCCGGCGAACCAGAAGCCGCCGCCTGAGCGGACCCCGGACCCGGCACCGCCGGCACCGCCGGCACCTGATCCGAAGCCGGCTCGTCCGTGATCGACCTGACGGCGACCCAGAGGCTGCACACCGACGCCAGGAACCGGGCGCTGCGCTCGCTGCTGCAGGGCCTGGCCATCGACGTCCTCGTCGCGGTCGTGCTGGTCGTCAGCACCCAGTTCGGAGACGCGAACGGCTGGGGCGACCTGCAGTGGTCGCTGCTGTCGTTCACCCTCGCCAAGACCGTGGTGCAGTCCATCGCCAGCTTCACCATGCGGCGCTTCCTGGACGCCTCGAGCATCCCGACGCCGCTGCCGCCCGCTGACCCCGGCGAGCCGGACGTGGAGACGTTCAACCTCTAACATTCGCAGCATGATGCGAACCCTCGCCCTCGCCTTCGGCGTCACGAAGGCCACTGACCTCGCCCGCGAGGTCTTCGAACGCACGACGGGACTCACCCCGCGGCCCTACCTGAAGAGCGTGCTCGCCACCGCGCTCGCCGGGGCCGCGGGGTGCACCTATGAGCAGGGATGGCGCGCGCGGCTTGAAATGGCCGCTGGAATCGCCGGTGTCGCAGCGCTCCTGCACGAGGCGCAGGCCGTACTGTCCACGGCAGCCGACAAGAACAAGGTCATGGTCGTCGAGCGCAGTGCGCGCGCGGCGACCAGCTCCATGTCGGCGTCAGCACCAGGGCGGCGCGTTCAGCCGATCTAAGTTTCACGCAGGTTGTCAGAAGCCGGCACTACGGTCGGCTTCTCACCCGGAACACCACAAGGAGCATCACCACATGGCAAGAGGACGTCGCGCGGCTGCCAAGCCGTTGACCCTGGGGTTCGCCGGCAGCGGCGAGCTGGACCCGAAGAGCATCATCCCGCTCCTGGACGACTACGTCGAGGGCCGCACCATCGAGGCGCTGTACGTGCCGGTGACGGACGCCGACTGGACCGACGAGATGGCCGCGGTCGTCGAGTGGGCGAAGAAGAACGACATCCCCTACACCACCATCAGCGACGAGGACGCGCTCAAGAAGCCCGAGCTGAAGGGCGTCATCGACGACGCCGAGGACGACTTCGAGGCCGGCGAGTCGGCTGGCAAGAGCATCGTCGAGCTGCTCGCCGGCGACGAGAACGAGCCGGTCGCGGACGGCCGTCTGCTGCTGTTCATGAACGGCAGCGAGGACGAGGACGTCTCGGTCTTCGAGGAGGCCGACCAGCTCGAGGTGCCCGCGTTCGACCTCTGCAACGGCCTCAAGCCGATCCAGTTCGGTGACGACGAGGACGACGCCCCCGCGGAGGACGAGCCGGCCGAGGAGGAGGCCCCGGAGCCGGCCCCGGTCGCCCGCGGCCGCCGCAAGGCCGCCGTGAAGCAGGAGGAGGTCGTTGCCGACGACGACGACGAGGACGAGGAGCCGGCCGCCGGCGAGTCCCGCGAGGAGCTGCTCAAGCTCAGCCTCGTCGAGCTGAAGAAGCGCGCGAAGGCGCTCGACCCGAAGGTGCACACCACCGAGACGCTGCGTGGCAAGAGCAAGGGAGACATCATCCCTCTGCTCACCGGCGACGAGGCCCCTGACGAGGCCCCCGACGAGGCTCAGGCGGCTCTGAGCACGGGCCGAGTGCGCGAGGCCCCCAAGGCGGCTCCTGAGGTCGCCGACGAGGGCGAGGGTGACGACCCCGAGGCCGAGACCCGCGCCGCCGTCTTCGCGCGCCTGCGCGGCCAGCGGGAGACCGCGGAGCGCATCTCCGCGCAGGTCTCGCGCATCAGCAAGGAGCTGGTCGACGACGCCGCCGAGGGCGAGGAGTTCGAGACCGCGGCCGCGGTGCTCGCCAGCGCCCTGATGATCTTCGCGGACTTCATCGTCTCGGAGATCCGCAAGCCGAAGTCGCCGGGTCGCCCGCGCAAGGACGGCACCGAGGCGCAGCCGAAGGTCGAGAAGGTCGAAGAGGCTCCCAAGACCCGTCGCCGCTCGTCGTCCTCGTGACCGCGGTCGTCCAGCTCGAGTTCGCGTTCGAGCCTCCGCTGAGAGGTCTTCAGAGCGGCGACGGGGGCTCCATGGCGGTCACCAGGGCCGAGGTGACGCTCCAGGCCGGCCAGCAGGCTCCTGCAGCCGTTCTGCGGGGCTTCGGGCTGAAGTCTGACGGCTCGGTCGGTGGCAGCAAGCGCGTGGCGGCTCTGGACCCTGCCGGCGCGTGGGAGGCCATCCCCGAGGAGGTGCGCACGCAGCTGATGCGCACCGCTTCGGACGAAGCTCTCGAGCTGGCAGCGCATCTGGAGTAGGCAAGATCGCTAGGCAGACGAGCCGGGCACGAGACCTCCACATCTTGTGCCCGGCTTGCTTTTGTCCTACCTCGCGTAGTTACTACGAAGAGTGGGTGCTTGACGACGGGGTGTGACCTACGTCTAGGGTCGCCTTCCCACCCGCCCCGCGAGACGCGCGGGGACATGGTGCAGAACAGCACGAAGGCCGGCCCACTGGGGAGTGAACGCCGGCCTCGTGCTCTAGCAGAGCGGAGAGAGCGTTGCGCACGTCCATGTCTGAGGTCAAGTCTCGACAGCAGGGCGAACTGTGATCCGCCGCTCGCCACGGCCCAGCACGGGCTGGACGACCTTCAGCAACGAGCTGCTGACCGACGACAAGCTGTCGTTCCGGTCGCTCGGCGTGCTGGTCTACATCCTGAGCAAGCCCGACGACTGGACCGTGCGGGCCGAGCAGCTCGCGAAGACCCACGTCGAGGGCCGCGACGCCGTGCGCACGTCCCTGGACGAGCTGGAGGCCGCCGGCTACCTCGTGCGGCAGAGCTGGCGCACCGCGGACGGCACGTTCGCCAGCGAGGCGGTCGTCTACGACAGTCCCAAAAACCACGGCATTACGTCACCGGCGCGGGAAACCAGCGCTGGTTATCCAACGCGGCTGAGCCAACGCGGAGAACCAGGCCCTCTTACAAGGACTGAGGAAGAAGGACTGAGTACCAAGGAGTACTCGCGGGGCGCTGCGCGCCGCCGCGTGACGACGGTCAGCCGGCCGAAGAGCCGACGGCTGGTCCAGCCCGACGACGACACCGGTGGTGGAGACGAGGGGCCGGTGCTCGGAGGCAGCCGGCGGCCGACGCGCGACGAACGGAACGATGTCGCGGCGAAGCGCGGGGCGTCGGGGTACGGCTTGGCCATGCGTCTGGAGAACGGGTTGAAGCGCGCCGGCGTGTCCGGCAGCGCGGCGGCCGTCGACAAGGGCATCCTGGCGAAGCAGCTCACGGCGAAGGTCAGGGCCGGGACGCACAGCTACGAGCAGCTGGCGTCCTGCGTCGAGGTCTTCGTCGGTAGCCCGGACCGCTACCGGTCTGGTGACCTGAAGGGGTGGACGCAGTTCCTGGCCGCCCTGCCGAAGCTCGAGGCCGACGCCGAGTCGATGCGTCGGGCCACAGCACCGGCCGCCGAGGTCTACGGCGGCCTCGACCCGTACGAGGGACTGACCTGATGCACAAGGCCCGCACCATCGCGCAGTGGGCGCTGGACAAGCAGCGCAACGAGGCCGACCTCGGCAAGCGCCTGAAGCAGGCTGGGATCCCGCTCGAGTTCCACGGCATGACGTGGGGCGACTACGAGGCAGACGTCAAGATCAAGAGCAGCGAGCGGCTCTACGACGTGCTCGTCGACTACGGCGACCACTGGACTCCCGAGCAGCGAGATGGACTGGTGCTGCTGGGGCCGGCTGGCTGGGGCAAGACCGCGGGGCTGGCGATCCTGCAGCAGACGCTCGACAGCAAGGGGGCGTGGACGAAGTACGTGCCCTACGCCGAGCTGGTCGAGCGCCGCAAGCAGCTCATCGGCCTGGAGCAGGAGGCGCAGCGCACCGACGACTGGGAGGAGGCGAACAAGGCCCGCTACCGGCTGTCGTTCGTCGAGACCGAGTGCGACGCGCTGTTCCTCGACGACGTCGGCAAGGAGTACCGCGCGGCGTCCGGCTGGAGCGACGATGGACTCGACCGTCTGCTGCGCAAGCGCAGCGAGCTGGGCAGGCCGACGTTCATCAGCTCGAACCTGAGCTTCCTCGACTGGAACAAGTACAACAGCTCGATGGCCAGCTTCCTGTACGCGGTCGGCGAGGTCATCGAGCTGACCGAGGGCCGTGACCACCGCAAGGCCCTGACCTCGGGACAGCGCCGACGCCGTGCTGCGGGGTGACATCAGCGGGCAGCTGCCGCCGCGGTGGCTGTTCGTCTTCGAGGGCGTCGTCGCGTCGCTGCCGCCGGCTAACGTCGCACGGTTCAAGCTCTACTCCGCGGCGCACCGCTGGAAGCGGGCAGTGGCGCAGTACGAGACCGAGCCGCACGTCGCGAAGGTGCTCAACGACCTGTTCTGGCGTCGGGACTACCGCTTCGACGTCGTCACCTTCCTCGGTGAGGACTACGTCGACCCGATCCAGCAGAAGCTCGACCGCGAGTCGCTGCCCTTCTCCAACGTCTGGGCCGTCGATGAGCGCACGCTGTCTCACCGGCTCGCGTACATGCTCGACGTCCAGTACGTGATCCACGCCGACCCTGCTCGACACCTGACTTACGGACCCCGTGGCCTTCTGGTCACAGACCCTGGAGCACTGCACCTGTGATGAGCGACCACGAGCTAGGCCGTGCTGTGAGCATCGGTCAGCTCGGCATCGAGCCGTACGACCGAGACCTTCTGCAGCCGAACAGCTACGACGTCACCCTGGACCGGCACTTCCTGGTCCCCCTGAACGCCGAGCTGATCCTCGACACCGCGGACGTCCCGCACCCGCACATGCGGGCCATCGAGTCCAGCTCGTTCACCCTGGCTCGGGGTGGCTTCGCGCTCTGCAGCACCCGTGAGGTCGTCCGGCTGCCCCGCGACATCGTCGGGCAGGTGGAGGGCAAGAGCAGCCTCGGCCGCCTGGGACTGCTGGTGCACGTCACCGCCGGCGTCATCGACAGCGGCTTCGAGGGGCACATCACCCTCGAGCTGGTCAACCACAGCCCGTGGGACATCAAGCTCCACGCCGGCATGACCATCGCGCAGCTCTGCTTCACCAGGGTCTCCCCCGTCCAGACGCCGTACGCCGGCAGGTACCAGAACCAGCGTGGACCGGTCGAGAGCCGCTACGCGGGGGTCGTCTGATGGCCGACGTCGAGCGCGACCTGCTGAGCAAGGTGCTGCGCGAGGGCGCGATGGCCGACCTCGCTGAGGCGAAGATCGGCCTGGACTTCTTCGTCGACGAGGAGCACCGACAGGTGCTGACGTGGATGCAGGAGCACTGGCGTCTCTACGGCACCGCGCCGACCGTGAAGGCCCTCCGCGCCGAGAAGCCGACCTGGAAGCTCAGCGAGACCCTCGAGCCGCTGGCGTACTACGTCGACAAGGCCCGCGACGCCTACAAGTACGACGTCACCGGGCAGGCCGTGCAGGAGGCCGCACAGCTCCTCGAGAACCGTCAGACCGCCGCGGCGGTGCAGGTGCTGCAGGCCGCACTGGCCGACGTCAACACGGTCCTGTCGCCGCTGAAGGACCACAACCTCACCGACCCCGCGGCGTTCGAGCGGGCGTACGAGTACTTCGAGATGCTCCGCGAGAACCCCGGCAAGCTCCGCGGCTACGGCACCGGCTGGCCGACGCTGGACCTCGCGACGATGGGACTGCAGCCCGGTCAGCTCGTGACCTTCGTAGGGCCGCCGAAGGCCGGCAAGAGCACCGTCATGCTGGCCGTCGCCGACTACATCAACCAGCTCATCGAGGAGAAGGACTCGCTCGGCGTCGAGGTGCTGCTGATCAGCTTCGAGATGAGCCACGCCGAGCAGCAGGCCCGGTGGGTCGGGCTGCGCGCCGGCACGAACTACCGCCGCCTGCTCAAGGGCAAGATGAACGAGACCGACGTGAAGCGGCTCGACCGGACGCTGACGAAGCTGCAGAAGGGCGCGGCCCCGTTCATCCTGAGCGAGGACGTCAGCTCAACCACGACGGTGTCGGGCATCATCGCGAAGGTGCAGCAGCACAAGCCCAAGGTGCTGTTCATCGACGGCGTCTACCTGATGGACGACGAGAACGGCGAGCCGAAGGGCAGCGCCGCCGCCATCACGAACATCACGCGGTCGCTCAAGCGCGTCGCGCAGCTGTTCGGCATCCCGGTCGTCATCTCGACGCAGACGCTCTACAGCAAGATGCGCGGGCAGAGCATCAAGGCCAGCAGCATCGGCTACAGCTCGAGCTTCGGGCAGGACTCCGACACCGTCATCGCCATCGAGCCGCGCGAGGAGGACGGTGACACCGAGGTCTGGCTGAAGGTGCTGCTGTCGCGCAGCGGACCCCTCGTCGAGGTGCAGATCGACTTCGACTGGAGCACCAGCACCTTCAGCGAGTACGCCCTGGACTACGCCAACGTCGAGGACCCGGACGAGGAAGACGACGGGGAGCTGCGCCGTGCGGCATGACGCGCCGGCCGACCTTGAAGGGGCGCTCGCCGAGCTGGGCGTCCAGTTCACCCGCAGCAACGACGACGAGGTCCAGGGGTACTGCCCTGGCCACATGAAGCGTCTCGGGCGCGAGGAGCGGCACCCGAGCTGGTCGGTGAACCGCCTGACCGGCCTGCACAACTGCTACTCGTGCGGCTTCAAGGGCACGTTCCTCGACCTCGTCATGGAGCTGCAGTTCCCGAACGACGTCTTCCGCGCGGCGCGGTGGATGCGGCAGTTCGGCGTCAACCTCGCGCGGGCCGCCGACGTTGTCAGCTACGCCGAGCGCACCCGTGAGGTCGTCGACGAAGTCGTCCTGGTCCCCGAAACCAGGCTGGCGATGTACGCCGACGTGCCGGACTGGGCGCTCGAGGCCAGGCACCTGACGCGGGAGAGCGTTGAGCACTACGGCGTGCGCTGGAGCGAGAAGAACGAGAGCTGGATCGTCCCGGTGCGCACCCCCGAGGGCGAGCTGGCCGGGTGGCAGGAGAAGTGGCAGAACAAGCGCCGCTTCATGAACCGCCCGAAGGACATGCTCAAGAGCCTGTGCCTGTTCGGCTACGACGTCTTCCCCGTCGGCGAGCCCGCGGTGCTGATCGAGTCCCCTCTCGACGTCGTACGGCTGCACAGCGCCGGCTACGAGGGCGGGCTGTCCACCTACGGGGCTGACGTCAGCAAGACCCAGCGCGCGCTGTTGATGGCCGTCACGGACGAACTGGTCGACGCCCACGACAACGACGCTCCTGGGCGGCTTGCGGCGGCCGAGCTGCGCAGCGGTAGGTGGGAGCGAGGCAAGATGGTGGTGCCACCCGTCACCCGATCCATGCACCTGTCGTACTTCAACTACGTCAGGACGTCGGAGAAGGACCTTGGAGGCATGGAACAAGCTGACATCGAGTTCGGGCTGTATGAGGCCCAGCACCACCTCGTGGCGGTACTCGGCACTGAAGAGCAGGAGCGAGAGCAGCGTGTTCACCGGCGAGTGCAGGGTGTGCGGAGAGCGGGTGCACGCCAAGGAGCTGTGCCGACCGCACTACATGAGGTGGCACCGAACCGGCGTGGCCGAGGGGCTGACCCGCGAACAGGTCATCCTCGAGCTGGTCGACCGAAGCGGAGGGGGTGATGCCTGCTGGCCGTGGCTCGGGCACGTCAACGTGTACGGCTACGGGCGCTTCGGAAAGCCGGCTCGCCCGGCACACCACGTCGTCTTCGAGTTGCTGACCGGCAAGGTGGTCGACGCGGAGAGCCTCGACCACGAGTGTCACAACGCGGACCCGGCGTGCACGCTTGGCGTCGACTGTCCGCACCGGCGCTGCTGCAACCCGACCCACGTCGTCGAGCGCGACCTCATCGAGAACGCGTCTCGGGCAGCAGCAACGCGAGGAGGGTGCAGGAAGGCCGGGCACCCCTGGACTCCCGAGAACACGTCCATCATCCAGGGTTACCGCCGCTGTCGTGCTTGCCACCGGGAGCGGCAGCGCCAGTACGAGGAGCGTCGAGCATGAGCTTCACGGGGGTTCTACGTCCCTACCAGCGTCCCGTCGTCGAGCGGATGGTCGACCGCGGGTTGTTCCTGGTCAGCGCCGGCGTGGGAACCGGCAAGACCCCGATGACAATCGCCGCCGTCGAGGAGTTGCATGAGGAGTTCGGCGACGACTTCGCGGGCGTCTGGGTCACCGGCGGCGGCCTGAAGGACCAGACCGCCCAGGCCATCAGCCAGTTCACCGGCGGCACGAAGGACGAGAAGGGACGGTGGATCGGCGGCGCACCGTGCATCGTCATCGACGGCCCCCCGGTGAAGCGCATGGAGCTGTACCAGCGGGCTCAGCGCGAGCACCCGCGGTACGTCGTGCTGGGCTACGACCAAGTGGTCGACGACCACAGCGAGGTCATCAAGCTCAACCAGATGTACTGCGTCGTCGACGAGGTGACGGTCATCAAGAACCCGGCCGCCGGCATCACGCAGGCCATCCGCGAGACCTTCGGCGAGTCTCCGTTCCGGTTCGGCCTGACCGGCACGCCGGCTGAGAACGGTCGCTGCGACGAGGTCTTCCAGCTCCTGGCCTGGATCGACGACAGCGTCTTCGGCCGCGCCGACCTGTTCGACAAGACGTTCTGCCGGCGCAACAAGTACGGCAAGGTCGAGGAGTACATCAACCTGCCGCTGTTCAACGAGATGCTGTCCGACGTCTCGGTGAGCCTCGACGCCGACGACCCCGGCGTGCGCGAGTACATGCCGACGATGAGCCGACCGACGCGGGTGCGTGTCGAGTTCGACGCTGAGAGCGCGAAGGTCTACCAGCGCATGAGCCGCGACCTCGAGTTCGAGCTGGCCGAGCTGTCCAAGAAGAGCCGCAACGGCTTCGACCTCATGGCGATGTACGCCGGCGACAGCGCTGACGCCGAGGCGCAGGGCAAGATCATGTCAAAGATCAGCTGCATGCGGATGCTGTGCGCGCACCCCGACCAGATCATCGGCAGCGCGCAGCGGTACCTCGAGCAGCTCGCTGTGCACGACGCCGACCCCGACAACTGGCCGATGATCACGAAGACGATCCGCGGCAAGAAGAAGCGGGTGCCGAAGCCTCTCGACGGCAGCGCCTACGCGGCTGAGCTGTACGTCAACGGAGTGCTCGACGGCCTGGACGAGACGCCGAAGATGGACGAGGTGCAGCTCGACATCGACGACGTGCTGGCCGGCGTCTGCAAGTGCTGCCAGACGCTCGACGGCGCGAACCGCACCAACAAGGTCGTGGTGTTCAGCTACCACAAGCTCGCGCTGCGCATCCTCGAGCAGCGCTTCGGCAACGTCGCGGTGCGCTACGACGGAGACATGTCGCTGAAGAAGCGCAACGCCAACAAGCACCGCTTCAAGACCGAGCCGGGAGTGCGCCTGTTCCTGACCAGCGACGCCGGCGGCTACGGCGTCGACCTGCCCGAGGCAAACCACCTGTTCAACCTGGACATCCCGTTCACCGCCGGGCGCGTGACGCAGCGCAACGCCCGCGTGCGCCGGGCGAACCTGGAGTTCCACGACGCGGTGCACGTCCGCAACTACGTCATCGAGGGCAGCCTCGAGGAGTACTACGCCGAGCTGACCGAGCAGAAGCAGCGCGTCGCGAACGCCATGCGCACCGGTCGCGGAACGGTCAAGGGCGGCATCGTCATGAACGCCGGCACCCTCGGCATGTTCCTGGCGACGCACAGCGTCTAGCGGGCCAGCCCCAGCTTGTGGGCGATGCGCGTGACCTCGTTCTTGCGCTCCTGCGTCGTCGCCGTCTCGTACGACTTGTGCATGATGGCGATCAGCGTCTGCCGCTCCTGCGGGGTAAGGGGCTGGCCCTCGAGGAACTTGGACATCAGACGGTCTCCAGCTTCGCGCGGGTGACGACGGTGCTCTTCGCGCCGTTGTACTCCTCGTGCTTCTTCACGGTCGCCTTGCCGGTGAAGTGGGTGCCGACCGCGTAGTCGTGGCTGCCGCTGGCGAACCACTTGAAGACGCTGCCGGCCTCGTCGGCGAAGACGAGCAGCGTGCTGACCCCCCAGTCGGACTCGATGAAGCGGGGCTGCTGCACCAGCTCGAGCGCGAGTCCCTCAAGGCGCTGGCCGACGGTGCCGACCCAGTCGCTGCTGGCGGCCCGCTGCGCGCGCTCCTGGCGCTCGATCACCCGGTCCTGCGCTTTGGCCCAGGAGCTGACCGCGGAGACCGCGAGACCCAGGTTGCGCTCACCCACGGTGTCCACACCGAGGACGGCCTGCAGGTTGACCGCGTACTCGCTGCTGCCGACCTCACCGTTGCGGACCCAGGCCAGCACCTCCTCGGCGCGCTCGACGGCCCGGTTCGCGCCACCGTTCGCCTCGAGCTTCTCCGCGACCCCGGCGCGGGTCCGCAGAGCAGCCTCACGGGGGTACTTGCTGGTCGGCAGCGGGTAGAGCACGTCGCAGACGCGAGCAGCGGTCGGGGTGCCTGAGTAGGCGCTCTTCGCGACCCAGCCGAAGGCCGCGACGGCCGCGCTGGCGACAGCGAGCACCGTGGTGGCCGGGAAGCGCCAGTCCTCGCCGCCGAAGCTGAAGGACTGCTCGAGGCGCTCGGTGCCGGCGTCCCCGACGTACCGCAGCGCCGCGGAGACGTCCAGGCCGAGGAAGACCGCCAGGCAGTTGCTTCCGACGACCTTCAGCTCGCCGTCCTCGGACAGCAGCACGTACACGTCCTTGCGCTGGCGGCGGGTGCCGCAGGAGTCGCAGATCGGGGAGGTGAGCGAGCGGTAGACGGTGAGGTCGACGACCGGCGCGCCGGGCACCGGGCGGGTGACGACGCCGGCCTCCTTGTCGAAGGAGAGCGTCGCGACGAAGGTCCAGCCCTCGACGACCAGGGGCTGGCCGAGCACGACGAAGGTGACGACCGAGTGGCCCGCGTCCGGCAGGCCGAACAGCTCGACCTCGGCGCGGCTGGCCGGGACGAAGGAGATGCTGTGCACGACCTCGAACTGCTGGGTGACGCCGGCCTTCGCGGCGCGTCGGTTGAACTGCTCGACCTTGGCGAGCGCCTCGCTCAGGTGGCTGACGTCGAACTCGACGATGGCGAGGGCGGGGCTGGTGGTCTCGACGTTGCTCTGCATGAGGTGCTCCAGGTGTGAGGCGGTGCCAGGTGACCGCGCTCAGAGAGCGTAACACGTCTGTACGACTGTCTTGCACTTGTAACGCCGACTGCCCGCCCCGCGGTGTGCGGGACGGGCAGTGGCGGTGCGAGAGCTAGGCGCTGACGCTTCCCGTGTGCACGAGCAGACGCTCCTCGGCCTTCTCGAGCTGGGTCTCGATGGAGCTACGACGAGTTGCTTCGCGCTTGCGGGTTTCAGACAACCGCACCTTGTAGTTCTCGTCCGTCTCTCGGGAGTAGCGGACCACGCTGACTCCGGTGGAGCTAGAGAGCTGTTCCCGCAGCCGGCGCACGGTCGACGCCCACAGCTCGACGACGCACTGCGGCTGCTCGACGGCCCAGCCGGCGAACGGCTCAGCCTCACGACCGTGGCGCGCCTCGATGCCCACGGTCCACGTCTTGTAGCTCCAGGTCTGCGTGAGCTTCTCTCCTGTGATGACCAGCGTGCTGCTCGGAGACTCGAACGTGTGCGTCAGCGACTCGGCACGACGCACGTACTCGTCGCCGATCCGGTGCTGCAGGTACCAGCCGTTGCCGGTCACGACATCGGAGTAGGTACGGCTGACGGTGACGCGCGTCTTGCTGCCGACTTTCTCGACTTCGATGACCTTGCCGCTGATGACGGTCTTGCTCTGTCCCCTCACGACGTAGAGCTGACCGGGCTTCAGGTCACGCAGCGCGGTGTAGTCGCCGGCCGCCTTCTTCGCGATGCGGTCGTCGCGCTTCGCGTCGTTGGCGGCCTTGGCGATCTCCGCGATCTGCGCCGGCGGGATGACGGTCCACTCGTAGCCGCCCTTCCAGTTCCGCGTGGTCTGCGAGAGCGCGTAGCCGTGCTGCGGGCAGCGGACGTTCGCCAGGCTCGCGCCCGTCTTGTGCTTCCAGGTGACGCCGTGACCGCCGGCGACGGTGCCGCAGCGCCCGATGCCGTAGGTGTGGTCGGGGGTGCCGGTGATGGTCTCGAGAGGCATGTGGTGCTCCAGGTGATCGGGGGCTAGACGCCCCGTGCGACTTCGACCCGCGGAGCGTAACACATCTGTACGGTTGTCTTGCACCTGTAACGAATAGCTGCTACGTTCCGCTGGTCCGCTTGAGCCACTACGACGCCGAAAGGCCCACCACCATGAGCACCCTCGACACCGTCTTCAGCAAGCCCTTCAAGAACGGCAAGCGCGCCGCCAGCAAGAAGGTCGACAACAACACTTACGCCGAGCTTCGCGCAGTGAGCAGCACCGACGGCGCACTCGTGCCCGTCACCGTGCAGGAGTGGGAGGCCGCCGACCCGACGGACCGCGGCGTCGCCATCCGGCTGCACGAGACTGACGTCGTCACTTGGGTCGCGGACGGCCGCATCGTCCTCAACACCGGCGGCTGGAAGAGCACCGTCACGAAGACCCGCATCAACGACTGGCTGCCGGTCGGCTGGTACGTCTTCAGCGTCAAGGGCGAGTGGCGCGTCGTGCGACACAACGGCGACGACCGCCAGAGCTACCCGTACGCAGACGGCTTCGAGCTGCGCGAGCTGCTGGGCGTCTACCTGCCGGTTCCCGGCACCTACCCGGACGTCCAGACCGAGCAGCAGCTGCGCGAAGCACGAGCGAAGCTGCGCAAGGACATCAAGGTCTACGTCGCGAAGCTGGGCACCGTCGCGCCGGTGTGGGCTGCGAAGCTGCGCGAGGACGGGAGCTTGTCGACCGCCGGCGACTGCTTCTACTGCCGCGGGATCGTCACCACGCCAGACGGCGCAGTTGCCCAGGACGTCGACCACCTGTGGGCTCACCTGCGCGAGGGGTACATCTTCCCGACGCTGGTGATCAACGCCTACCGGGCGAAGGGCTACAGCAACCCGGAGGTGTCGTTCTCCAGCCACATCAGCTACTACGTGTCGAACACGCAGAAGGTCGTCAGCGCGTACCTGCTGAAGGCACTCGGCGAGAGCAGCGTCCCGAGCGTGGCCAGCACTGACCGCGTCAAGCTCGAGCAGTACGTCAGCAGCGCCGTCGAAGTGCTGGAGAAGCCCCAAGACTTCGGCTACTTCGGCAGCGACGACACGCTGTGGAACACCAGCGCTCCCACCTGGACGAAGCACCGCGACAGCAGCAACGAGGACATCGCGAACTTCGAGGTCGTCTGGAACGCGCTCGCGGCCGAGTTCCCCGAGCTGCTGCCTGAAGACCTCGACGACGATCACTTGCCGGCCCGCAACTTCAACCCCGGTGCTCTCGGCGCGTTGTACGTCTTCGGCGCTGGGCACTGGGCGGTCGGGCACATCGACCAGATCGTCGTGCCAGTGAAGCTCGACGGCACGCGGCCGGTCGACGTTGACAACCTGCACCCCGCCTTCATCCGGGTGTGCGAGTTCGGTGCACAGGTCCGGGCGTACCCCGTGCTCGCCGGCGCGGAGCCGGTCCTGGCACGCCTTCAGGCTGAGGACCAGCGCAGCGAGGCGCGTCAGTACCTCGCCGACCCGACCGAGGAGAACGTCGAGAAGCTCATCGCCGCGGTGCTGCAGGAGCAGGACGGGGAGTGGCCGGACTTCATGGAGGCCGAGGGCTGGCTCGCCGTCGTCCTCGACCTCGGCCTGGAGCCCGAGGGATGGCTCGAGCGCTACCGCGCGGAGTAGCCCCCATCTACGAGGTCCCGCCCGTCAACCACCACGGTTGGCGCGGCGGGACCTCGTTTTGTCAGAGGTCTGGTGAAGGATGACGTCATGGACATGCAGCGGGCCAGCGACATGGCAGTCCACGGTGTTCCGACCGTTGGGACGCACTACCAGACATGCGCGACACGCCGGTCTCTGCAGTCTTACCCACTTTCAAACCACTCGTCACGGTAGGGTCATACCGCTGACGGAGTAGCAACGACCCGCACGCACTCGGACATAGATCAGGAGCAAAAATGACAGTCGTCAGCAGGCGCGGGGGAGCAAGCAAGAAGCCCACGCTCAACATGAAGCTGGTGATCGAGAGCTTCACGAAGTTCCGCACCGCGAAGAACGACGAGGTCGCCGCGAAGGCCACCCACGAGAGCCTGCGTGACACCCTGCTGCCCCTCGTCGAGGCGTTCGGCACTGCGCACGGAGAGCACGGTCAGCACCAGTCCATCGAGCTGCCTGAGGCTGTCGACGGCTTCGTGCGCATCGTGCGGCGCGCCAACGTCAGCGAGTTGTTCGACCTCGACCTCGGCGAGAAGCTGGCCGTCAAGAAGTGCGTCCTGGACGACGTGCAGACGACGTCGATCATGGTGACGTTCGCCGGCACGGCCGCGGAGGCCAAGCTGGTCATGGACGCCATCGAGACGGCGAAGCTCGAGGCGATGGGCGCGACCGTCACGGCCAACGTCAAGGTCGAGCAGGACAAGCTGTACGCCCTGCACCAGCGAAACCGTGACCTCATCACGGCCGCAGACCTCGACTCCTGCATCGTCCGCGAGACCAAGCACTCGTTCTTCCCCGAACGGTGAAGGACCCCCTCGCGGCCTTCACCGACCTCGCAACAGGAGGCGCTGCGGAGCCTCAGTCCGAGCAGCAGGACACCTACCCCGGCAGCAAGCAGCGCCGGCGGGCAGTGACAGGACCCCGTGACACCTGGGCAGACCAGCCGCACGTCGACCTCGTCCTCAAGGGCGAGAGCGTGCGCTTCTACCCGGTCGGAGTGCTGGCCGCGAAGCTCGAGCGGCTCCCGCCGGCCATCAGGAAGTGGGAGCGTCTCGGGTACATCCCCGAGAGCGGCTACCGCACGCCGGGTCGCACCATCAACGGACAGCGCAGGCTGTACACCAGAGCGCAGATCGAGGGTCTCGTTGACCTCGCTCTGGAGGAGGGACTCCTCGGTGAGTCCATCCGCAACGTCAGCGCAACGGCCTTCCCGGCCCGAGCGACCGCGCTGTTCAAGGAGCTGTCATGACTACCCCGACCCCTACGCCCGCGGAGGCGTACGACGCGGCCCGCGCGAACGTGATGCGCCAGCACAGCTACACGACCGACAACGAGACGTTGCTGTCCGAGTGCTCGTGCGGCTCGAAGGACAACGTCCGTGACGTCGGCGTGCACATCGAGACGGCCGCCGAAGAGGCCGGCCAGGCCGCGAAGCGCGCCGCGGAGACGAGCGCGTAGTGCGCGTCTCGCTCGGCAAGTCGTTCAAGGTGAACATGGGCAACTACGAGTCGCTTGAAATCTCGGCCCACGTCACGTTGGACGAGACGGACTTCGTCGACGGGGAGCTGGACGACTTCAGCACCCCCGACGAGCGCATGGAGTTCCTGCGCACGCAGGCCATGCGGTACATGAACGACTACCTGGAACCTGAGCTGCGGTCAGCCGCGGAACTGTCACAGGCTGACCGCACGATGCTCACCCCGCCCCCGGCACCCCGCCGGGAGCGGAGCACTCGGAGAAGGAGCACAACCTGATGGCACGACCCCTGCCCCGCCGCCGCTCGGAGCGCTCAGCGCCTGACGCCGGCGAGTACAGCTCCCGCGGCAACAACCAGCCGGCTGAGGACAACGAGCCGGACGAGGAGCGCCGCCCTCGCCGTGGTCGCGAGCGCGGTGAGCTGCCGACCCGTGGCCGTACCGCACCTGCTCCGGTGGAGGAGGACGAGCCGAAGCCGGCTCGTCGATCCCGCCGCGCTGCCCCGGAGCCGGACCCGGAGCCGGACGGTCCCACCATGCCAAAGAGCCTGCGCGCGTTGCGTGCGCTCGACGACGACGCGTTCGCTGAG